CGGCGCGTATAGGATGGCGGCCAGGAGGACAGCAATGCGCGCAGCATGGCCGGAGAAAGTCGCAGTCGCGATCATGGCCCTGGAGGTGTGTGCCTTCATCCTGCTGACCGTCGGAAATCCCCATGCCATGACCGAGGACTGGTTCGCGTCTCTCGGGCAGCTTTGGCGCATTCCGGCGACGACCGCACTACCAGTCTGGCTCATTCTCATCTTGCCGTCCCTTCGCCTCGAGGTCCCCAGATGAATGAGGCGCCCCCGGCCGTCGTCACCCGGAAGGAAGCGAAGGCGGCCAAGGCGATCCGGTACTTCACGGGCAACGCCTGCAAACAAGGACACACCGCTGAGCGGTACACCCGCACCGCGCGCTGCGTGATCTGTGACAAGGCGGCCACCACGAGGTGGCTGACAGACCGTCCAACATATAAGCTGGACAAGTCGAAGGAGTGGTACTGGAAGCACCAAAGGACCGTTTTGGAAAGGCTCCGAGCGGCATATCCAAGGCGCCGCGTCGCCGTGATCGCCAAGCTGTCGGCAGTCCGATCAGCAGATCGGAAGGCGTATGCGGCCACCATGCGAGAATGGCGCGCAAAAAACCCCGAACGAGCGCGGATGATCTCGCGCATTTCCAATAACGCGCGCCGCGCAGGAAGTCCCGACACAGTTTCCGCGGCCGTGGTCACTGCGCTTCTCAAGGCCCAACGGCGCCGTTGTGCATGGTGCAGCGAGCCGCTTGGAAGGCGCTGGCATATTGACCATGTGATGCCGCTGAGCAGGGGCGGCGAGCATGCGCCCAGAAACTTGGTCGTAGCGTGCCCGACCTGCAACGTTCGGAAATCCGCCAAAGACCCGATAGATTGGGCCAGATCACTCGGCAAACTTCTCTGAACTGAACGGTCCTCGATGATAATCTTCGTGCCGGTATTCCTGTTCCTGTTCGTGGTGGTGCCGGCGCTGCTGACCTGGATGGCGGCCGACATCCTCCATATCCGGCGCAGGCCCTGGAAGCTGATGCTGTTCGCCCTCATTGCGGCATTGAATTGGCAGATGTGGCAGACGCCCAAGCCGGCACACCCGGCGCCTGCAACTGAGGCATCACGCCCGGCGCGATGAGCGCCCGCGCCAGCGCTGATGGCGCCTGGGCGACCATCGGGATATTCCTGCCGTACAGCGCCGACAAATAGGGGTTCAGCGCCGTCGCCTGGGCAACGCGCCCCAGGATGTTCGGCGCCAGCAGCCCCGCTGTAGCGCCTGCTGCCGCCCCTGGAACGCCGGCCAGCTCGTGCCCCTGCCGCGCCAGCTCCACTGCGGTTATGACGCGGCCCAAGCCCCGCGCGGAATGTGTCGCCGTCGGGCTGTTGGCGAGATCGCGCTCCACCGGCTGCATGGCTTTGCCGACGGTGGCGAGGTCGTTGATGTCGGCCTGCGTGTCAGGCTGCGGGAACAGGACGCTTTGTGCCTCGGGCGAGTAAATCGGCTTGCGGCCCAGCAGCGCGTTTGCCAAGGCACTCGGGCTTTCGACGTTGGTCGCCGCGTTACGGAGCGCGTAGGAGCCGAGATCGCCCGCTGCGGATGGCAGATTGAACGTGATCGCGCCGAGCCGAGAGCCGCCCTGCCGCGCCTGTCCCATCGCATAGGCCGTCGCCGATTCCGGATTGATCGCCGTCAGAATGGGGCTGATCTGGTTGTCGAGCAGATCGTGACCCGCAGCCGTTGCGGCATTCGCGCGATGGAACGCCGATAGCGCATCGGGCCCCACTGTCCCGGCGCCAGCCTGCATATCTTGGGATAGGCCGCCATAGATCTGGCGCAGCGCGGCTTGCGAGGTATCCGCCATCACGCTCGGGTTCTCAATCTTCTCCCCGATCGATGTGCGGATGTTCTTCAGCGCATCCCATGGCAGCGTATTGCCGCCCTGCAAGTCCACGCCGAGCGCATCCGACAGGGATTGCACAGTAGCGGGACGGAGGACCCCGGCCGTGGTCTGGGCGCCAGGGAACGTGCCCAGCAGATCGGTGAGCGTCTGCTGGTAATTGCTCACCGGAACCTGCGTCGTGCCCGGCACCTTGGAGTAGAAATCGTTCCACAAATTGCCGGTATTCGTCTTGAAGTCCGTCAGCCAGTTCCGCGCCGCATTTTGTAGCGAGACGCCAGCCTCTTGAGGCGTCGCGGCCGTGCCGAGATTGTCTGCGACCTGGCCGAGCCGCTGCTGCCATGCGTTCAGCAATTGCCCATGCGCATCCGCTATGGTCGATTCGCTTCCAGGCATCCGGCCGGCGAACTTCTCGGCCCAGATCAGCCCAGGATCGCCGGTGGATGTGCCGGCGAGGTTGGTCGGAAGCCCCTGCCGGGTGAAGGCACCGTACGGCTCGCTCGCCCCGGTATCGGTCAGGGCGGCGCCGATGCGTTGCGGCATGTTCGTCACGGCGCTTCCGCCCCATACGCCGGGGATGGAGCCGAGCAGCGCGGCAACAAGCGGATGGTTCGGGAACAGTTCTGCCGTAGCGCCCCCGGTCGCCGCGCCTCCAGCAGCAGGGAGAATGGCAGCGGGACCGCCGATCGCGCCACCGATCGCGCCCGTTGTCGCATCCATCCCGCGCCGGCCGAGCCATGTCTGCGGCACGTATTCGGTGGAATCGGTGCCGACGGTGAACACGTTCTTTGCGGTCGGATAGTCGGGGAACAGGGAGTAATTCTTGTTCGCCGGGTTCGGGATCGAGGCGAGCGCCTGATCTGCTCCGGGGTTCAAGCCGACTTTGGAACCGAGCCAGTCCACGCCCTGCGCCAGTGTGCGCGGGAGGGCTGTTGCGCCTGCCGCCGCCCTGATGGCAGCCGTTCCGAGAAACCGCGGGATGTCGGTCGCAGGATCGCCCGTCGCCACATCGGCTCGGGCACCGCCCATGATGGGGTTTGCCGGCATCTGCGCTTGCTTATAGGCAGCCTGAAGTTGGTCGTCCGACATGCTACCAAGGGGCAATGCAGCCGTTGCTGTGGGCACCCCCGTCGCAGGTTGGCCGTACAGCGCCTGAAGCTGCTCGTCTGATAGCGCCGAAAGATCGGTCACTTAATCAAGCCTCTCCGGCGCATCTCCGCTTCAATGTCTGCGCGAGATGGCGTGGCGGCAGGCGTCTGTGCGCTCTGCTGCGGCTGCCCCGCCACTTGGCCCGGTTGCGGCGCTTCAGCGGGTGGCGATTCCCCGTTCGGCTGCTTCATCTCGCCGGCTAGCGGGTCATAAATCGGCGCGAATGCCTTGTTTTTGGCGAAGTATGATGCGCGCCAGCCCGGCGGCAGCATTCCCGTTTGCGGATCGACGTTGTTCATGGCGTCCATCGCCATGTTGTGGTTGAACACGAACTGCGTCCGCGCCCAGTTCATGATGCGCTCGATCGCCTGCGGGTCGGTCTCGATGCCGGGCTGCGTATGGATGAAGTGATCGATCTTGGCGTCGGTGATCTGGCTATCCTTGCCGATGGTGTTTTGCAGGATCGTGCCCGCGACGACGCCCAGCGTTTTCTGCGCTGACTGCACGTTGCCGACGGCAGCGGGGTCGATGCCGAGGCCCTTCAGATCGACGCCGAGCGACTTCCCGGCCGCCGCTGCGGTCGCCAGCCATGGCGCGAAATAGCCGGAATTTATGCCGCCCTGCTGGGCTGCGTGCAGTTGGTTCAAGCCGTAGTCGATATTGCCGAGCGCAGTATCGGACTCACGGCCGATGTCGGCCATCTTGTCCACGGTGACGGCGGCTTGTCTGCCGACTTGCGTGCCCTGTTCTGCGGCGGCGGACCGCGCCGCGACGCCGGGGTTGTTGGGTGGCGATATGACCGTAGTTGCGCTTCCAGGCCCCACTGCTCCAGTCTCGCCGGCCGGAGTCTGGAATACGCGCGGTGACGGCATGAACGTCGGCGGATGCGTACCGGTCGTATCCTCGGAGCCGGTGGGTGTCGTGACGTAATGCGGCAATGGCATTGCGGCGCTCGATTGCTGGCCACTGCGTAGATTTAGCTGCACACCATTCGGAAGCGTGACTACCTGATCCAGCCCCGCCAGCATCTGCGCCTGCTGGATCTGCATGCGGCCGGCTTCCTGAATCGCCGGGTTGTACGGGTTCGCAGCCATCATCGCCTGCGCGCGCTGCATCATGCCCATGGCGCGAGCGACCATCGGCGAGTTAAGGCCGGTTGGCGGCATCGCTGGGGCGGCGGTGCCAGGAGCTGCTCCGGTCCCGGCGTCCGTCGCCGCGTTCCCGGCCTGGGCGTATTGCGTGCCCACGGGAGCGCCAGCCAAAGCGACGCCCTTCTGGACATCGGCCGGCTGAAGTGTCGTTGCGCCGCCAGCAGACTCGTGCGGGAATTGCGCCTGCAAGAACGCGGTCTGGACCTGCGGATTGTGCCAATCCACTGGTGCATCAGGATCGACGCCGATCGCTTTCGCCGCGTCGGTGACATAGCTGTCGATATTGGCTTTCGGGTCACTCACCCATCGCGCGACCTGTTGCCGCACCGACTGAACGCCGTGCTGATCCTGATTGATCATGAGCTGTCGCGCATCCGCAGCAACGCCCGTCGGCATGTCCGGGAAAGCGGCGATGTTGCGGCCACCTGACACCGGGATAACGCCAGACGCTCCCGGCTGGCCCGCATACATCAGGTTGCCAGGGTTGTTCGCCTGCATCCCTGCGGTTTGCGTGCCGTCTCTCGGAACGGACGGGGCGGCCGCCGCGGGCGACGCGGCCGGAGAAGGAGCCGCTATCGGAGGTGCCGACACAGCCCCACCCGACAGATCGCCGCCATCCCCCCGCATGTATTGGATCGCGCCGAGCGTGCCCTGCTGCTGCTGCTGCATGGCATCCTGCAACCCGCTCATGCCGCCCTTCATCATCAGGCCGCCGATAAGCGCCTGCCCGAGCCTGGACAGCGCCTGCGCGGGATAGGCCGCACTGCTGTCGGTCCCCTCCGCCGCCATGCGCTGACCAAGCTGCATGCGCTCGGTAGGCGCGAGCAGCGCGGGGTTGCCCAGCATCATCGGGTTGATGCCGCCGCCAGCAAGCATCGCCATGGTTAGGGGCGACATTGTGGAACCGTTGCCTGCGAAACCGCTCATGTCATTCTCACATCAGCATCGCGCCGAGGATGGCCGCGCCTCCAAGCGACGACAGTCCGCCGAACATCGCGTTCTGCTGGGCAAGCTGTGCCTGGTAATCCGAAAGCTGTGCCTGCGTTGACAGCCCGGTCGCCCCGACGACATCGGTTGGCGATACGGTGCTGGATGTTGGCGTCGTAATCGGCTGCGATGGCGTCTGCGGCGCCGCCCCGAACAGCGAACTGAGAAGTTGCAGCGGATTGGACTGCGCGGTCTGCTGCTGCGCGATGTTCTGCTGCTGGCCCGTCAGCGCCATGTTGAACAGGTTCGATGCCGCAGTCGTCCCGGCCCCGATCGCCGAATCCTGCGCCGACTGGTACGCCTGCGTCTTGGAATTGTTGAACTGCTCCATCGCATTGTTGTAGGCGTCACTGCCGACGGGGATTCCCTGCCGGGAAAGCTGATCCTGCAGGAGCTGCTGCTGCTGGTTCCACTGCGGATTGAGGAACCCGGCTTGCTGGCCGTAGAGCGCATTCGTGACGTTCTGATCGAGAAGCTGTGGTCCCTCATTCAGCGTCGCGCTGTCCGGCGTATTGAAATTGAGCGGTGTTGTGGCCGATGTGCTGGCCTCGTTAGCCAACGATTGCGCCGTCGGCATCAGGTTCGCGCCGACGGTCTGCTCGCCGGTCAGGATGGACTGCGCCAGCGGGGTTAGCTGCGTGGTCTGGGTATAGGTCGGAACGGTCAGGCCGCTCGGGGTCGTGTACTGCCCGGTCGGGTTATAGGTGGTCGAGCCGTACGGCGTGTTCTGGTTGACATCGTTCAGCGCGGTCTGCGCGGCAGCCGTGTTGACGTCCGCAGTGGACTGCGCCGCAGCCGTTGCTGTCGGATCAGGCGGCGATGGCGCGCTGGACTTGCTCACTTACTTCCCCTGCCCTTAGCCATCGGGCCGCGTCTCGCGCGAGCAGCCCATAACTGACGGCATCACCGGTTGGCAGGGCATCGGGATGATACCCCTCCTCGCGGAACCCGAGGCGGCAGAGGAATGCGCGGGCGCGCTGGTTCGTGGCCTCGGTCGTTGACGTGATTCTCTTACAGCCCAGTTGGATGAACGGGTATGCCAGTATCGCCCGCACCGCTTCTGGCGTGGCCCACCGGCGGGAGGTGGTCACGAAGCTGATCTCGATATTCGGAGGGCGCCACTGGTTGAACACAGCGGCCGCCACGAGGTCGCCATTCCGGAGGACGCCGATTGTCTTGCACGGTCCCCAGTCCGCGATGCCGAGCCGCTCCCCGGCCCACGCTGCCACATGGCGGTTGAAGCCGTAGAGCATCATGGTATGATGCCGCGCGGCGGCAGCGTAGACAGGTACGTCAGGAGCGTCGGAAGCTCTGTAGAACCCTGGGGCCTTGCACCCGTGCCCATGCCAGCGTGAGCGTAGAAACTGGCCCGCAGCATCACAGCGCAGTCCCCTGCTCCAGCCGGCAATCCGTGCGCAGCCAGCTTGTCAGCGCGGCCACGCTCACCATCATGCCGAAGCTGTACGCGGTCCCTGTCCCCCCTGCGGCGCGCCATGCGGTGCTGATGCTGGCGATGCCAATCGTGATCGGGTTGCCGCTGTCGTCGGTGATGTCGTTGCCGCCGTCATCGGTCAGCGGGGCGCCCGCAAGCGCGGTCGGTTCCGGGATCGTCAGGGCGCCATAGTCGTAGCCGATCGCGAAAGTGTAGGCCCCCTGCGCAGACTGGACGATTGGCCGCACGGCCGTCATCCGCTTCCGGTACGCGCTGTTCGTCGTGCTCCATGCCTGTTGCGCGGTCCCACTGATCGGCGTCCCGCTATCGGTCTGGCCGACATCGGCCTGATACACGACGCCGCCGGGACCGCCGAAGAACAGATTATTTCCGAGCAGGCCCCAGCAGGAGGCATTCAGATTGAGGAAGCGGCACCACGGCTGCGATGGGAGCGCGGTATTGCAGACATGCTGTGCAAAGGTGCCGTCGAGATTGGGCACGTTGAAGATCAGGCGGCGCCCCTTGGGGTAATAGAGCGCCTGCCATCCGAAGCCGCCAGCGTTCGCTGCAATCGCCGCCTGCACCGCACCGGAGATTTTCGACCGCGGCGGAAGTTGCCCGACCTTGAGCGCGACAAGCTGCTGCTGGAGCGGCAGATAATCATCGAATGTGGCGAGGAAGCTGTCGCCGCCGTACTGGCAGACGGCACGGATGTTGACGGGCGGTGAGACCCGATATCGGCCGATCTCCTGCCACGCATTGTTGTTCGACGGATCGTTGCCGAAGAACAGCAGCGCATCGCCGCTGGACATGATGAAACAGATGAAATCGAGGACGCCGTTACCGCCGTCATGCGTAACCGATGTCACGGCAACCAGCGTGCCGCCTCGAGGCGCAAATGGGGCGAGATCATAGAACACCAGCGTCCCGCTGATCGAATTAAGCGGGGCGTACCAGAAGCCGGTCGAGGCAGTCTGCCAGAAGAATAGCCGCTGCTGGTACTGGAATACGCCATTCAGGGTGGTTGCGGTCAGGTCGCTGCCACTGAAGCTCGCATTCGCGAGGGTGGTTCCATCGAAGATTTGCGGCGCATCGGCGCCGTTCACGAGAAACAGATGGCTGAGAAAATTGACCGTCTGCCAGCGATCGCCGCTGAAGCCGCTGCCCAGCGCGGCGCCCACCGCGCCACCAGCGGTCACGTCAAAAATACTTCCCCCGCATGCGCCAAGCAGCTTGTCCGCCGATGCGTTACGAAATTCTGCCAAGGTCTCGACCGCACCGCTTCCAAGTCCTGTCGCCCAGCTCTGCGAGCCGGTGCGAACGTAGACACCTTCGGAATCGGGATAGAAGTTGTCTAGCTGCACCGCATCGAGCGGGTCCATTGCATCCAGTTCGTCGCGCGTGTTCCATCCCTTGAGGGGAGCCGGAACGGATAGCGGTGCGGTGAACGGCTGCGCGCCCTGCTGGATGCGCTGCTGCGTGGAGAGCATTACGCGAGCCTGCCGCGCGTATCGATCCAGCCGTTCGTCTTGATGATCAGCGTCGTGCTGCCACCGGCAACGGACTGGATCTGGTTCGACGCGTTGGTGCGGATATTGAACCAGCCACCAACCGCCTGGCTGTTGACCTGGACGATCAGGTTGCTGTTGTTGTTTGACGCCAGCGTGGTGCCAGAAACCGCCGTCTCAGCCGGGGAGTTCAGCAGGACGCGCGTCGGCGCGGAACCGGATGCCTCGGCACGGATCAGGGCATTGACCTTCACGCCGGGCGGAACGCCCGCCAGCGATTGCAACACGGAAGTGGTGCTGATCGGGCTTGTGATGCCGCTCTCTGAAATAAAGGCCGCCCAGATAAACTCATCGCCGTTCTGGTTGAATGCCAGAATATGGGCGGAGCCGTCGGTCAGGAACGAGCCGATGCGGCGAAAGGCTGTGGTGCCGCTCGGCGCGTTCGCCGCAGTAAGGGATGTGTCGAAGTACACATCCGGCGAGTCGTTATTGATGATGGCGAACACATGGTACCATGTGCTGTCGGCAATGGTGAGGCCGGTCCCCATGCCGCCATTGCCAGTCCCAGCCGCCCATGTGGCGGAGGTCGATTTTGTGAACGCACCGAGCACGATGCTGACCGCGTTGGTGCTGTCCGAACAAACGCCAGCCTCGATGTCCAGCACGCTATTGGGCGAGACGCCATCATTGGAAAGCGTGAGACCCGCGAGATAATTGTAGAGCGCACCAGACAGCGCGCCGGTCACGCCGAGCGTGCCAGCAACGGTCGAGTTGCCGGTGACCGAGACGCCGCCACCTGAAACAGTCAGAGTGGAAGAAAGAGTAAGCGTTCCGGTGATGGTCGAATTGCCGGTGACGGTGATGCCGCCAGACGAAATCGTGATAGCGCCAGTGAACGTCGCGCCGCTTAGCGATGCGTAGTAAGCAGCGAGGCCCGATATCGCCAGCTTGCGCGTCGGCGGCGCTTGCGCGGCCTGCCATGCGAGCAGGTAATCGGTGACCTGAAGCGAGACGGCCGTCGGTTGGTTGTCTACCGTGTTGAGGGTCATGGGGCAATCCTCAAGCCGCGGCGACCTTGATTCGCTTTTGGATCATCTGAGCGGGTTAGCCCAAGGTGAGACCATGTTTTCCCCCGGCGCACGTCATGTACTGCCGCAAGCGAAACCCCAAAGCGATCGGCTAGGCTCTGATTTGTCTGGGTAGATGCCATGATTTCTCTCACGGCGAACCCTGTAAGGCGAGCGCGTCCCTGACGCTCGCCGTGGACGTGGCGCATCTTTGCGTCGCGGTCGTCCATATTCGCTTTGTGCGTGCCAAGAAACAGATGTCGCGGGTTAACGCATGGAGGATTGTCGCAACGGTGACACACCTCGTGCCCCGCCGGAATCTCGCCGTAATGTAGCTCCCAGGAGAGACGATGAGCGTATATACGAGTTCGTATATATCGTTCCGAATTTGGGTCGCGATATTTTTCGAGCTGGTACTGCCCGTAATCGCCCTTTGCCTTCGTGCCAGTCCATTCCCAGCAACCCGTTTCCTGATTGACGCGGTAACGAGCATTGAAAGCCTCGCGCAGAGGCGGTTTTGTCCTTGCCGTGGCCCATTGTATGGCCCGAAATCCTCGTAATGTCCAGTAATCATTGAGTTATGATAGGACATTACCAAACCCGCTCTCAGGCAAATTCCACGGTCCAAGCAGCGTCAGATGCTCGTTCGGTGTGAGATCGAGGATCGCGGCGGCGCCATCGACAGCGAGCGCCTTGTCTACTTCTCGCTCGTACTCAGCCATCTCCTCGTTGTAGGAAAGGCCGAGCCGCCGCAATAGGCGCCACGTCATGCCAAGCTGTATCAGGTGCGCCGACAAGACCGCATTGTCGGTATCGGCCATCCACGAACTCTGCCGCACTCCAGCGGCGCTCTGGCACCATCCGGTGGACACATATTCAAAGACAAGAGCCGACCCGTTATCGAATGGCACCGGATCGATGGATAGCTTCGTCGTTCCCTCGATCGAGCGGAACCGATAGCGGCGCTGGATCGATGCCTTGCCGATGACGCTCGATTTGTAGAGCTGCCACTGCTGCGGGCTTTGCGGACCACGCATGGACCAGTACCGCGAGCGATCCCAGAACGTGTTGTCCACCGCGCGCTTGAAATCGGTTGGCAACGCGTAATCAGACTGCCCGAAATTGTATGTGCCGCTGCCGGTAAACGTCGCGGGCTGGTTCAGCGTATAGACGTATGTAGGGGTAAGAAAGGGAGGCGTCCCCACAAAGATTTCGAGATATTGCGTCACGATGGCGTTGTTCGGAATGCCAGTCCCGTTGGCGATCCACGTGCCATCGCCGATCACCTGTAGATTGGTGTTGGCACAAAGGGCCGGCTGCAAGAGCGTGACCACCGCGACATCATCGACGTTCGCGATCGTGCCAGAATACTCAGGCGTCGCGTTGGTGACGAAATCGTACTCCTCGATCATCGAGACCCAGCCGCCAGGAGGCCGGTTCGCAAGCGAACTCCCCGCTGCGTTCGCTATCGCCAGCAGCAGCGTCGCGGTCTGATCGGAGTTGTCGACGATCGCGGACGGCGCCGCAACCGGGGCGTAATTCGCGACGGCCTGGCAGATGGTGAGAAGGGTCACGGCAGGAGCGCTCAGCCGTCCTGCGGCTGATCCAGCGCCTCAGTCGGGGGAGTCTCTGCTGCGGGTTCCGGCTCCGGCTCTACGGCTGCAGGAGCCAGCGATGCCCGATACGCCGCGGCTTCATCGTCAGTCGCGAGCCGATGAAAGACGTGCGGACAGCCGCCGCCGATGCCGCCGGCGGGACCGACATCCACCATGATCCGGCCGTCAGCGTGCTCGAATACTCTTTCCATTGCCGCTCCTTTTTGCTGGCTTCGGCGGCGCGAACTTCCGCCCGATATCAGCGAGGACGAACTCGTGGGCTACCGAACGGGGAACGCCTGCCCGCTTCGCAGCGCGTGGCGTATGGTCGATCCACTCGAAGAACCGATGCTGCGGACCGCTCTCGGATGGCATCTCAAAGCCCCGCCGCGCCGCCGGCGACGTTGCCTGCGGCCTGACTGGTCAGATCGCCCATCATCTGCGGCCCCGGCGTCCCGTTGCCCATGTAGCCATTCGGCAGCAGCGTATTCGGGTTGTTCCGGTTGCCCATCAGCATAGCGAGCGTGCCCAATGGGATGCCGCCGAGCGGATTGCTCATTCCGGCGCCCGGAGAGGCCCCCATGCGACCCATCATTGCGGCTGCGAGCGGGCTGATGCCGCCGCCGCCGATGGCCTGCGATGCGGGAGCGACCTGGGCTGGCGCCAGCAGTGCGTTTGCGGCGGTTCCCGACATCACCGCTTCCCATCGTTGCGGGACGCGACGCGCTTCTCGACCTGCTTAGCGATCCGCGCGTTGCCGGGCTTGCCAAGCTCGCGATTGGCGCGCGCATCGATGCCGCGCTCTGTCCCGGCCGACATGCGGCCCTCGTTTACGGCAGCCGATGCATACGACTTCGCGGCACGGGCGCGGCCGGGGGTGTCTGTAGGATAGGAGCCGCGTGCTGCACCAGGCACGGCGTGCGCCTGCGCCTTCCCGGCCGCGGCCAGCTTCATCCGTTCAGCCTTGCGCGGGGCAGCCATTACGCCGCCTCCTTGCCGCGCCGACGGGGTGCCGGGAGATTGTCCAGCGCCGACTGTGCCACGACCGGCTCAATGGCGCGGGGCTGATTGCCGTCGTTGCCAGGCACATAGGTTGCCAACGGGTGCGGCGCGTCCCGCATCGCGAGAAGCTGCGAACTCAGCCGTTGCAGCAACTCGTCCTGCGACGCGATCTTTGCATCCTGCTCCGCGAGGCGCGTCTCCAGTTCCTCGTTGCGGCGCGTAACCTCCGTCAGAAGCGCCTCGTGCTTGCTGTCGTCGAGATATGCCTGCGCCAGATCGCGGAGGCGCCGCCCAGCCATCTTGATCTGCTGGAGGTGAACATCTGACAGGGCGGCGAGCTGCTCGACTGTGAAGATCTGGAGCGCCTTCAGCTCAAGCACCATGGACCGGTTCAGGATCGGCCACTGCTCAAGCGGCGTGCCGTTCAGTGCCGGCTCCAGCCCCTTCTTGAATTGCTCGTACTGCGTCGGCCAGCGTTTCCGGTATTCGTCGTTCACCTCGAATGTCGGCTGGTTCGGCGAGCCGGGGATGAGGAGTTGCACCAGCTCGCGCTCGCGGAAGATCGGGCGCCCTTCGCGGGCCGTCGCGGCTTCGTCCTGCACCGGGTCCATGAAGAACCGCGGCTGCGTCGGATCGCTGGTGGCAGCGAAGTTCATCGACCGGGTGAAAGCGCCGGTGCGCGGGATGTTGTCGCTCATGCTGAAAGGTTCGCTACCCAGGTGTTCTTGGAGGGGACGAAGTACGCCGATTTGGCGTTCGTCACAGAGAAAGAGGCCCCAGCCGACAGCGCGTTGATGGTGTCGGTGCCGTTCGCGTACACCAGCAGCGGGTTCGATCCGCCATTATAGATGGCGGTGATCGCTGCGCCGGCTGCCGGCGGAAGGAGCGCGCCAGTGCTGGACGACACGGTGGCGAACACATAAGCGCCGCCCTGGTCCTGCAGAACGAGCGCGCCGGCTTTGGTCGAGCCGGTTGCCTTGAGGCTTGTGTGATTGGCCTGGCCGATTTGCACGGCGGCGGCGGCCGGCACTCCGGTAGCCATCAGTTCTCCGGGGGTACTCATGCGGCAAGCTCTCCTTGCAGTGGTATGGCGGCGTCTATCTGCCGCGCGACGGTAGGAAGAAGTCCCGTTCCGTGGACCGTGATCACGGCGCCCTCATTGGCCAGTTTCGCCGCCCATTCAGGGAAGGCGCGGGCCTGCGCGTACATGGCCGGCGATGTCAGGAAACGATTGCGCCCGCTCCAGACTTCCAGGCGCTGCGCATCGGGCGCGCTTTCGGCCTGCGCATATGCATGGGCCGAGCCGTCGTCGGCCATGCTGCTGTCGTAGCCGTAGAGGTGCAGCATCCGGTAGCCCATCGTGTATGCGAGAGCCATCGCGGTGAGACCGACGGTGATGCCGCCTCCGACAAGCTGGGCGTCCGGGATGTGCTTGGCGCTTTCGAGGAAATGCCAGACCAACGGGCGAATCCGCTGGCTCTCCGCGGCATCGAACACTTCCGGCGCGCACTGTGACGCGAGCAGCCACGTCCCGACGCGGGGATCGATGAAGCCGGCATTGCTGGCACGGGGATCCAGGATGACTGCGTAATCCGCGACGATGCCGCGGTCTGCCAGCCACTTCGCGGTGCCGTTCAGGGCGAAGATCGTCTGGCCTTGCGCGGCGCGCCACTTGATCTCGTGGAGGCTGGATTCCAGCGACGCACCGCCGCCGACCAGAACTGCGTGCTGCTCGTGCGCGTTCCGCAGTCCGATATCGCGCAGACCACGCTCCATACAGGCATCCACGTTCGCGGCCATGTCGGCTTCGGACGTGTTCGGCACGGCATTGAGCGTCACGCCGGGACCGATGCCGAGCCAGGACTGGCAATAACTCTGCATCCACCGCTTCCGAGGCCCGCGGAAGTGCAGCACCACGCCGCGGCGGCAATCATCGCCGGGAAACTCGGGCGCCAGGTTGAACGGATCGACGGGTAGCTCGCGCACATCGGCGCTCCACAGCCCATGCGTCGGTCGCTCCTGGATGGCGCGGTACAGAGAAGTCTGATCGTCGCCCCAATCCTCGCCGACATGCGCCAATGCGTCGGCCCAGATTTCAGCAACCTGGCACGGGTGTGGCACGAATATTGCGCCGGTATTCATCCGGCAGTCGGCAAAGTCGCCTACCGTGACGGCGAGATCGCAGTCCGTCGGGAAATACGCGGCCGGATCGTTCGCCAGCACACAATCAGCGCCAACGAGCAGCGTCGGCTCATGCGCGTTCGCAGGATCGGCGAGATACGCGTATTGTGCGGCCAGAACCGCCTTCATCAGCGGTCGCGGGAGATCGACCACATACGCATCATCGGCGCCGATCTCCATCGGGTCGTCGGTCAGCACCAGATGCTGATGGCCGAACCGCGCGCAGGATTCCCGCAGCAGCGCGAGATAGGGGCGGTAATCCTGGAAGAACGGATGCTCCGGCCGCGGCGCGTAGAACGAGACGATGTTCATGCGCGCTCCATGCGGTGCTGGAGATCGCTCGCCCCAAACCCGACGAGGAGCGACGCTTCGTAGAGCCGTGCAGGCGCCCCGAGTACCGTGGCGCCTGCTGGCACGTCTCGCGTCACCAGCGCGCCGGCACCAATCACAGCGCCATCGCCGATCGTCACGCCCGGCACGATGCAGGCGCCAGAACCGATCAGGCATCCGGCCCCGATGACTGGAGGTGTTGCGCCGACGAACTCGTAATCCACGATGGCCCGGCGCTTGTCGTTGGAGGTTGTCACATTGACGCCAACGAATGTGCCCCGACCGATGCGGCAACCGCCGGTGATGTGCGTGCCGTCCTGGATCTTCACATCGTCGGCCAGTTCGGCGTCATAGTTGATCGTGACATTGCGCCCGATGACGCAGCGGTCGCCGATCTTGACGCCTTCGCGGATGGAAGCCCCGTCACCGATCAGGCAGTCGTCGCCGATCGCGGCCCCAACATAGATCGTTGCGTGCGGCCCGATCTCGACGCGGGAACCGATGCGCAGAAAATCATAGATCGTTGGCTGCCTCGCCAAAGTCGGGTGCCCAGAAGGGAAGCGCCCGACAATGGCGAAGCGATGCACAACGCAGCCGTCGCCCCACTCGATATCGCTGAGCTCATGAGTGTGGCGAGGAGCCATCAGATCACCTGGCCCTGGGCGAACGGGTAGGCGATCTGCGCGGTGATCGTGCCGGTAGCCGAGGCAACGGTCGCCGCGTTGATCGAGACGCAGTTCAGCACTTCCTTGCCGGAGGTCGCGGTTGCGAACACGCTGCCCGCTGTGCCGGAGAGGAATAGCGGCACCGCAGGGCTGACCTTCGTTGCCGTCTTGGCGATCACCGCCGCGCCGAACACCTGATACCAGCCATAGCTGGTGGTCGAGGTATTTGCCGCCATGGCAACCGCCAGCGGCTGCGCGAGATGCGCCGTGCTCGGTGCCAGTGTGGTTGCGCCGGTGAGCTGGTTGTACGTGACCAGCGATCCGATCGCGGTGCTTGCGACGCCAGCGAGGTAGATGAACTCGCCGTAGCCATAGGTCGGATCGTAAGCCCCGACCTTATAGCCAAGCGGCAGGTTCTGCGTCGTCGAAGTTGCGGCGATCGGCTGAACGCCGGCTTCCGGGGAGTTGGGTGTGTAGGCCATTGATACGTTATCCTTTCGAGAGGGCCTTTTCAGGAGGCCAACCACGGTTGAAGCGGTTGTTAAGGGTCCGATAGTTCAACCCAAGCTCTTCGGCCCAGTCGGCTATGGTCTGTCTCTTGCCGTCGAACTCTACGAAGCGACTGTTGCGGCGGTTATTCAGGTTCTGCCGATGCGTGAGCCACCGACAGTTTGCCTTGGAATAACCCTTCTCGTTGTCGATCCGATCGAGATCGGTTTTCGGCGCCGGCTTCATCCCCATGTCGCGCAGGAAGGTAGAAAAGTCTCCCCACTCCGGGCACACGACGATCCCTCGATCCTTGTAGATCGACCGGATTTTCGGGTGATTGGAGCGGCAGCGACTGTGCATTGCCTTCCATGCCTTATACTCGGGGCTGCCAGTAAGACCGTGGACGGTGATTTTCTCGCGCCACAGGCAACCGCACGAACGGCTCCCGCCGTTTTTGAGATTGCCCGTGATGACGTGCGAAAAATTCCCACAATCGCACTCGCACAGCCAAACGCCGCCCGGCTCCCGCTTGACCACGGTTAGGCGGCCGAATCTCTGACCTGCAAAGTCACGCACAGCATTCTCCAACGGCTCTATTGGAACCGATTGTATAATGGTGTGCGTAATATTGCAAATCATTGGCATTGCCCGAGTATTAAGCCTTGATGACCCCTTGTAGGAACCTGTTGGACATGCTCATATTCCCGGCCCACGCTATGAGTTTTACCATAGCGTCCTGATTCACGGAAAATCTGTCGGGATCGAGCGGGACCATGTTCCGGTCGGCGTGTGGCCGCAGGAACAGGTAGTCCGTGTTCAGCACATACATGTGCGAAGCTGGAGCGCCTGAGCCAGAAAGCCACGTCACGCCGGAACCGAGCACGCTGCCGTTGCCGGTGGAGTTGCCCTGGAAACCACCGTCGAAGACCACGTCGGCGTCCATGAACTTCAGCGTCATGAAGCCGGCCATGGCGCTGCGCTCATCCTGGATCCGCTGGATCGCCTGCAACGACTCCCAGTAGTACCGGAAGTAAACGTTGTCGGCGATCATCAGGTCAGGACGATCCGCCTGACGGGCCTGGGCCAGCCATGCGCGGTTCATCATGGTCTGCATCGTCGCGGAGCCGGCGGACAGGCCGTTCGTGGCGAAGCTCTGGAGGTTGTTCTCCCAGAAGCCCCACACCGAACTGTCTATGCCGCCGATGACGCCAGAGTTGTTGACATCGCCGACCAGCAACTGGAGACCGCCGATCTGCTTGCCGCCATCGGCCGTGCCGTTGGAGTAGCAGTCATTGGAGATGTTGTTCTGCATGGTCCGTTCGGCGTTGCCGATGCGGCTTTCCAGCAGATCGATCATCTTCTCCTTGCCGGAGTTCTGCAGCATTTCGAGGCCGGAGATCGACACCGCGACCGCGGCCTGCGCGATCGAGTACTGCGCGGCGGTGAACACATCCGACGGCGTGATGTTCAGGATGTCGTAGCCGCTATAGCGCTTGTAGGTGCCGTTTTCGCTGTACTCGATCTCCTGCACGATGGCTTGACCACCATCGAAAGGCTTGATCTTGCCGCGCTGGGAGAGTCGGCGCAGAAGAGCGTTGTTCTTCGTGACGTTATCGGCGAGACGACGCGACCTGTTATACAGGGTGGTTGTGGTGATCTCGCCCCAATTCGTATTGGGTATCGACATTTAAGGCTCCATCTCGGCGGCCTTGCGACCGCACTGGGATCGGGCGTCTCACGACGCTCGTATGAAGATCAGGCCGCCAGATCCTCGGCGGCTGCCTCCAGCTCGTCTCTGAGCGAGCCTGTGGCACGTCGCGGCGTCTGGCTGGCTGGTGAGCCAGTGACGGAGGACGCGGCACGTCTCGCTTTCTCGGCCTTCTCGCGGGCTTCCTGCTGGCGAGCCTGTTCCGTCGCAACACGCTTGGCCTCTTCGGCTGCGTGCTGCTCGGCCAGAACCTTGGCTCGCGTTGCGGGATTGGCCCACACGGCCATGTCGTAGAGGTCCGCAAGCGCTGGAACCGGTTGCCCGGCTGCGCGTACCGCGAGGACATGACGGGTCATGTCGGCCTCAACATCGCGGAAATGGGGATGCTTCAACGCGCCGGCATCGTCGGTCGCGGCGGCGAACTGGTCGATGCTGCTCATGACTTGGTTCGCTTGGGCGTTGAACTGCTGACGCTGCTGCTGCTCGCGCTCGGCCTGCTGATTGGCGATGAACTGGTCGTACCGCTGGAACCGCTCCGCTACTTCCGGCGGTAGCGCGGGCTGCTGGCCCTCTGGCTTTGGGTCTGCGGGATCGGCCGGGGCATGAGACTGAATGCCGAGATGCCGCATGACGGCGGCGGGATCGACCTTGTAATTCTTGGCGACGTTGGCGAGCAACAGCGCGGCGCCATCGCCGCCGCTCATGAGCTGGCGCTCGACGTTGTACCATGCCTGGATGGTGGACGCCGGGGTGAGGCCCTTCTGCTGCATGACATCTGCATGCGGCGCGAACATCTGCGCGATCGGTTGCCACTCATTGCGGAACGTGGCGGCTTCCTGGTTCTTGCGCGTGTAGTCGGCATGGAGATCGCCGAAACGGCGCTCGATCAGGGCCTTGACTTCGGGAGGCGCCTTGGCGAGCAGATCGCGCTCGGCCGGCGCCCAACTTTTCGCGAATGCAGGGCCGTCGGGTTCGGCTGCTGCCGCCGGCTTGGCCGGTTCCTCGGTCGTTTTCGCGACCGGCTCGGCGTCGGACTTGACAAACTTGCCGTCGGGACCGCGCTGCGTGGTGGTCGTCTCGGGCGTCTCGGCTGCGGGCTTTGCTGCCGGTTGCGGGGTCTCCGGCGCGGTTGTCTCGGCCTCGTCGAATGCTGCCGCGACGGCGCTGCGGATGTCATCCGGCGCCTCGGTCTCTGGCCGCTCCTCGGTGATCGTGTCGGACAAGGCGCGCTCCTGGCAAACGAGAGCGCGGGTAGCGGAGCAGCGCGAGGACGGTCAACGCCAGTCTCGGAAATTTAGCCGGGCGGCTCGATCAGCTTATAGTCCGTCGGCAGCGTTATCGCTGTGTCGCCGGGCTGGAGCACGATCGAGTTGCGTCCACCTTCAGCCGAATAGACCGTGACAGGCCGGTCGCTGCCGTTGACCACAAGAACGGAGTCTCCTTCGCGCTGAAAGACCGGCGGCGGCAGCATCACGCCAGCCGGGCCGGTCGCCTCAATCTTCATCGTGACCTGCGCTATGACCTTGCTCACCCAAAATCCCCCATCGCACGCCGGATATCCTCGATCCGGCCAACCCGGCTTAGCGTGTCCCGCTCCCCCTGAACAGGCCGCTCATTCCCGACCTCGACATACCCATTCCGGCGCAGGAACTCGCGATGCTGGCGACGCCCGGCGATCACGGGGCGCTTGCCTTGCGCCGCCACATCTGCCGCCGCGGTGCGGTAAGGCTCGATGTCACGGATGATGTGCATGCCGGCGCCGGGTTGCTCGACGGGATGATTGGAACCGGGGCCGCGGATTTGCACGAGGCAGTCCAGATCCGGATCGTAGGCGTAGGTGCGGCGGGTCATGCGAGGGCGCTGCCGGCAACTAAATGCTGGAAGAGAGCGTTATTCGCCATAATATTGGCCGCCAACTGCGGGCCACGCGCCCGCAAGGTTTCACGCACAATCTCGTCAAAATGGAGCGGCGCATACCCGCTGTATTTCGGCAGGACTGACTGCGGCATCATGATCGGCATCAGCAGCCCCGGCGTACGAATGATGGCTGGCGCTACAAGCAATCCAAGACCGGCGAGAAATCCGCGACGTTTGATCACTCCAAATCCCCCCCGACCCCGCTTCGTGGCAGCGGGATGCGATCACCCGGCGCGGGCGGCTGCCCGTTCAGCGCCCTCGCACGCTCAGCGTTGAACCGCGCCAGTTCATCCGCAAGCGGGCGCCCGATCGGCTTGCGCTCCAGCGCGACGGCCTCTTGGAGTAAGCGCACGGCTTCGCGGTTCATTTCGGCGGCTCCGGCACTACTACCACTTGCGCGGACACAACGCGGTTGGCAGAGGAATATTCGCGCGAGACAGTGCGGCCGCTCGCAAGCCACGATCCGCGATTGCCGATGATTCTCCGCGCCAGAAGTCGCCCCAGCCAGCCGGGGCCGCGAAAGTTAAAGCCAAATTCGAGGACGCCGTTACGGAATTTGATCACCGCAAAGCCCCCGCATCCTGCATCCCGATCCGCGTCACCCGGGCCTGCTCCAGCCGCTCGGTCTGCGCCAGCTTCTCGGCTTCCAACGCCAGTTGCGCCTGATTGTGTTGATCCTCCGTGGCGTCGCGCTGTGCAGCCATGCTGGCCTGTATCTGTGCCGCCTGCTGCTTCTGCGCAATCGCCGCCATGTCGGTCTGCGCCTTCATCTGGGTATCATGCACATCCGCCGCGATCTTGGCTTGTTCGACGGCGGGATTCTGCTGCGTGCCGCCCTTCCCCTGTGCGCCGGAAACCTTCGGATTGGGCGGCATCTGCGCGATAGCGTCGAATGCCTCCTCCACCGTTTCCTCCAACGGCCGCGCGACGCGGAAGCCGCGCATGGCGAACAGCGTTACCTCCTTGGCCAGCGATGCCAGCGGCGGGTTGCCCTGCGCGATAGGCACGATCTGCTCCATCAGCGGCACGAATTGCTGCATGAACTCGATGCGCGACCGCTTCTCGGCTTCCTCGTCCGGCGCGATGGTCGAATCGGCCTCGATATCCAGACGGAAGCCGTGCATGCCGTCTTTCTTGATCAGCGCGACCGCTGCCTCGAATTGCTGCTGGCGCTGCTGGTTGACCGCCTGGATGGCCTGGACCTTCTGCTGCTGCTGCGCCCATTGGGCGTAGGCCCGGTTCAGCATCATGCCGGGCGGCGCTTGGGGCGCGCCGGGCGCGGGACCGGGTGGTGGGGAGAGGGTGGTGCTCATTGGGGTTCGCCAGTCATATGCGTATAGCTCCTTCGCGTCATGCGCCCCTCCCACCCATCACACCAACTCCATCAGCATCAGGATATCCGCGTCATCACGCGCGACGCGCCGGCGCCGATGCTCGGCGGCTTCCTGTATATACTCCCGCGTCGCCCGTTCTACAATCGCCGCGATGAAGGCCCGGCGCGCATCTTCGCGCTGCTGCTCCCGCAGTCTGGCGAACGCGATCTCGTGGGCCGCGACACGACGGAGCGCCGCTGCGTCGTCCGCAACGCCGGCATCACGCCGGAGCGCCGCGACAGCCTGCTCGACGACCTCATCGGTGCGTTTCGCAACCCCTGGCGCGAGTGTTGCACGTGAAACATGCGCCTCCTCCGCATAGGCCAGGGCATCCAGTTCGCGGCCGATGTCGGTTGCGCGCTTCCGGCGCCGGGACTGGCCGCTCTTGAATGCGAGATTGAACCAGCCGCCGAATGCGGAGGGGCCGGCGTCAAACCCGCCTGATGGCGCGACTACGACGGGAGGCGTCACTCCTCCGGTTGCGCTAAACGAGTCCGCCGCTACGCCGCTCTCTGAAGCGGCAATGGCAGCCGTCATCCCGGCCGCAACAGTATCCGCGGCGCTTCCGGTTTCCGAGATGGCAATCGCCACAGTCGCCTGAACAGCTACCGCGTCAGCACCCGTTGCGGTCTCCGTCGCTGCGATTGCAGCGGACATCTGCTCGGCAACGGTATCTGCGCCAATGGCCGCCTCCGAGACAGCCACAGAAGCCGTCATTGTCTCCGCTATGGTATTAGCGCCTATACCTGCCTCGGAAACAGAAATTCCTATGCTGGATGAGTAGCTCAGCACCACAAGGCCCTGCGCGCCGTAGGTGCTCCCGCCTGTGTGGCTCTGGCCGCCACCGCCACCGCCATACTTGCCGCCAGAACCGGCGACCGCACCGACGGCGCCAGCACCGCCGCCGCCAGCGCCTTTGCCCGCACCGAAACTGCTGCCGGCGCCGCCTGTCTGGCCGCCGGCCTTGTAGCCGCCCGTGGATGCTGCGGAGGGCGTGTCGCCGAGGCCGGCACCAGTGCCGGTGGCATGCCCAGAGCCGCCTATGCCACTTGGGCCGCCCGCTCCGCCGGCTCCGTAGCCTGAAGCGCCGCCGCCGCCGTTATGCCCGATCGCGCCGACACCACCGGAGCCGCCGGCGCCCGAGAAGGTGTTACCGATTCCACCATTCGCCTTGAGGGTCGAGATCGAGCCAAAGAAACTGTAGCTACCGGACGCGTCCGCGCCAGATCGCGCGGCGACGTGCACCGTGTAGGAGTTACCTGACGTGACTGACATCGACGAGTTCTCGCGGTGCTCACCGCCGCCTCCAGCCTTGTACGGACCGCCGCCACCGCCCGCGCCAATGGCGTGCGCCGCGATGCTGCCCGTCAGGCCGGCGACCCACGTCCCGGAGCCGGTATAGAAAATCGTCGTCATGCGGCCGGCGGCGAAAAGGTGCCATCCTTGTAAATCCACCCGACGTCAGCCTGATCGTGCTGAATGAGGGTGCCGAGCTCGCTTTGCCAAACGGCTGGATCAGCCTGCGCCGTGGCGACGACGTTGCCGTCGCGCACTATCACGCAGCGCCCTGAGTGTGCCGGCATACCAATGTGGGGTTGAAGGTCAGTGACGCGACGCCCGCTACCGTCTGGTTTGACAGGATGATCAGTGTGATTGAGCCGGGTCAGCTTATAGCCCTGCGCCAGACGGCCTTCGCGCCGATCGAGCGCCGAATTGTCCGCATCGCCTTCGGTTTCGATGATGGCTATGATGATGTTGTTCGCCGTGTGCACGACGCCGAACTGATCCGACGCCATTGCTTACATCGTCAGCGTATAGGTCGCGACAACCGTATTGCCGTTGATGACAGGCTGCGCGGTGCCCAACGTGCCCGCAGAAAGCAACGTGCCCCCACTGTTGGCAATCGCGCTCGTGGCGCCAGTACCGAAGGTCATGGCGATGCCTTGGATGGTGCCTGTTCCAGTGATCACATAGGAAATCGTGCCGGAACTGGTGATGGTACCACTCGACGGAGCATTGAACGAGACAGTGGGGCGGGTGCCAGAGAATGTAGGGGCGTTCGCGCTTCCCGCCTCAAGCCACCCACTATGCGATGCCATGGTATCTGCCGCTGAGACCGCCGAAAATGATGCGCTGGAGATCAGCAGCATATAAGGACCAGTGACGGTATAGGACGACCCCTGCAAGGCAGCAGCGAACGTCGCGTTCTTGCCAAGCGTGCAGACTACATTGTCAACGCGCTCAGTCCAGATCGGCATGCCTTTATCGTCGTAACAGGTTAGGTTGTACCATCCCTTGGCGCCGGCGCGTTCGATCGATCCTGCGTCGGCAGTCATTCCGGCAGTGACGACGTCGCCGGCATTCAGAACGTCAAGCATCTTTCCTAACCTCACTGATCGCTTCGCTGATCCCGCCGTCGCGGTCCCGCTTCGTCACCTTCACGCGCCGCGGCTTCTGCATCTCGGCAACAATGCCACGCATACCCTCTGCTGTGGCAGCAAACGCGGCGAGCATCTGCTCCTGCTGCGTCGTCATCATCTGCCCGAGACGATCTGCCAGCTCATTGGCAACGCCAAGCGCCGCCATAACTGCGGCATGAGCGGAATCGATCTCCGCCTTGCGGGCATCCATGTGCGAGCGGTGCATCTGGGCTTCCTTGGCGGCGGCATCGGCCGCATCCGCAGAAGTCTTTGCGTTGTGCGCCGCGCTGAAGGCCGCGCTGGTGTGGGCGATCACGTCGGGGTGGACTGGTGCTGGTGCAGGGGCCGGAGGGGGTGCCGGTGGTGGGGGCGCCTCGTGCTCAACGATATCCCACGGATCGGCGGCTTGTTGGACTGAGGCGCTCATTTCCAACTCCGCAGCGCGTCGCACACGATGGCGAGCTGTTCGTCGGTCATCTCGGGATAGATCGGCAGGCTCACGACCTCCTGCGACGCGCGTTCGCTTTCCCGGCAACCTGATGGACCAAGCGCAACGCGATCGCGATAGGCCGGTTGCAAGTGTACTGGGACCGGATAATGGATGGCGCCCTGAATGCCATGGGATTCGAGGTGCGCCATGAAGGCGTTGCGATCTGGCACGCGCACGACGTAGAGATGATTGGGAGCGTCCCCATGATGAAAGGGAAGCGCGCAACCGTAATCACGGGCTATTAGCCATCGGCGTTCTTGCCGCTCATCCAACCGCCGCAGCCTCACGCGCAGTATCGCCGCCTGCAGCTCGTCCAGTCGGCTGTCCACGCCGCCGGCCATCTCCGATACATAGCGTTGCCCCCAGCCGTATTGCCGCAGTGAGCGCACCCGCTCCGCAATGGCATCGTCGCGCGTCGTCACCGCGCCGCCGTCACCAAAGCCACCAAGGTTCTTCGTCGGATAGAAGCTGAAGCACGACGCATCGGCCAGCGTTGCGCCGATCTTCTCGCCCTCGAACGTCGCCCCAACCGCGTGCGCGCAGTCATCAACCAACGCGACGCCATGACGCCGACATACTGCGGCAATCGACCGCAGATCAGCCGCGCCGCCATACAGATGCACCGGCAGCGCGGCCCTGATCGGAGGCACGTTGGCTGGTGGCGAGTCCAGCACGTCGGCCAATTCGCGGGGATCCATCGTGTAGAACCCCGCCTCGATGTCGATCAGCAGCGGTGTGGCACCGATTTGCTCGATCGCGGCGACCGTCGCGCTTACCGTATGCGAGACCGTGACGACGGTTGTGCCGGGACCGCACCCGACGGCCTTTAGTGCTAGCGCAATCGCGTCGGTCCCATTCGCCACGCCGACGCAGTGCTTGGTACCGAGCCAGTGGGCGAACTCGCGCTCGAATGACTCGACTTCTGGGCCGAGAATGTACCAGCCGGACTCCATGACGCGACGCATGGAGGCGTCGATTTCCACGCGATCGACTTCATAGGCTTCGCGGAGGTTGACTACGGGGACTTTCACGGATTATGCCAGCCTCTCAAGCTCATCAACAAGCTGAGCGGCCCTCGAAAGCAACGCGTCACGCCACCCTCACCGCTTGCCCATTACGCAACATCCACCGCTGCCCGTTCGCAAACCGCGTCGGCACGCCCTCGCGTAGCTGCTGCAACGCCTGGGGCGGTGGCGCATTGGCGTTGGCAGCCGCCGGTGCTTGCTGTGGAGGAGGCGCCATAACGGGCGCCTGCTGCACAGGCGCCGGTATCCATTGCGGCGGCGCTGGCGGCAGTTCCGGCACCGGCAGCAGTTGCGGATAGCCGGTGATCTGCGAAATGGTATCGGCCGAGAAATGCCCCGCAATGATCGCCGCCATCAGCCGGATCGTATCCCGCGCCAGCCGCGCCACGGCCCGCTGCTGCGGCACCACGCGCCGAGTGATGAAGTTGGCCTTCAACTGCTGGGCGCCGAGCGTCTCGTTCGGCTGCGTGTTGCCTCGCATGATATCGCCGATACCGGTGATCTCGTACAGGATCGACTTCACGCGGTCGCGGGCATCATAGAGCTGCACCAGCGTTCCAGCGATATCCTTGATCGGCAGCCATTGGATGATGTTCTGCATGCCGCCCTTGTCAGCGAACGACTGCCAGTCCTCAATCGGGATCAGCCGGTTCTCGGTGCCCTCATCGATCAGTTGCTGGAGCGCCTGTTTCTGCTCGCCGGCATAGACGCCGCTCACCTTGAGCGCCCGCGTCAGTCGATCAATCCGCGCCGTCAGTTTGTCCAGCTCGTCGGCCTGGTCCTGGTACTCGATGAAGTCCGGCACCGGAATGCGGGTATCGTTGGTCGTCGTTGCCAGCAGCGGATCCGGGTTCGGGAAGAAGTTCGGCAGCCCGAGCGGATCGTCGATCTCGTCCAGCACCAGATCAGGCGTGCCAGGCGCAATCCAGATGACGCGCTTCTTCGCCTTGTCCCAATACTCCCGCACGATCGCCTTACGGAACAGATCGGGCGGCACTTCCTCGCGTTGGCCTTCGCGGTTTTCCTCACGGCTCTTTGACGGGAAATCGAGGTTGACTTTCTTCCCCTTCTTGGACCCGAACCGCTTGACAAGCTCATCACGCGTCATGAACGCCTGATAGCGAACCCACGGAACCTCGCGCCAAGTCCGTGCCGGGCCTTCGCGGTAGTCCTCCCAAAATACGTAGCTGGTGATGACTTCCTCGTACACCACCTCACGTAGCGGCTCGCCTTCGTCGCCCTCATTATCCACGACAGCCGAAGCGCCCTGCGTCTCCTCGAATGCTGGCGCTGTGCCGTCGCCCGTGGTTTGCTTGCCCTCCGGTATCGTGTCGCCGAAGTGGGGCACATACAGCACGCGCGGCACGCCGCGGCCCGGCAGCAGCCTGTCCTCGACACACGCCAGCATCACGGCGTCGAAGTCCGAATGCGACGGATCGAGCGAGAACGAGATGCAACGCTCCAGCAGATCGGATGCCAGCCGCCCGGTGTCGTCCTGATCCTTGAACCGGCGCTGGATGTCCGGCTTCGGGGTCCGCGCGTATAGCGTCGGGATCAGCGTCTGCACATTGGACCAGAGGATGTTAAACCGATGCGTCATCTGCATCGATTCCGGCCGCTCATCGCGGTAGCGCTTCACCACCTTGCGGGCGCGCTTGATCCACTTGTCCTCTTCCTTCTCCGCGATCTTCTCCTGGCCCATCCAGAACTCGTAGAGACCCAAATTCCCGGAATCGAGATCGTCGATGGTGTCGATGCGATCGGGGCCGATGATAGGATCAGACATTTGTGGCCTCTAAGGCTTGATCTGTGCTGACCTGATGCATATACAAAGGGCCGCACAAGAAGCTGGGCAACCACCGATGAGGCGCACCCTTCCTGACGCTAGTTACCTGCAAGCATGCTTCGTGTATGATCCTCATACTGGCGCCCTCAATTGGCGCCAACGGCCGGCAACCCACTTCAATAGCTTGGTTGAATGGAACCGATGGAACGTCCGCTATGCTGGCGCAAAGTGTGGATGGGTGGCGCGCCCTCACGATAGGCCGCACATTCAGGTTTCGCTCGATGGTATGATTTATCCAGCGCACGCACTCATTTGGCGCATGGGGACTGGCGAGCAACCGAAAGAGATAGACCATCGCGACCGAGACGGCCTGAACAATCGCTAGAACAACTTGCGAGCCGCTACACATCAGCAGAACTCGTGTAACCGAGTACGCAAGAGAACGTGTGGCCTTCCTAAAGGTGTCTACGCGAGGGGACGGAACTTTATTGCGTCCATTTGCTATAAAGGTGTGAGCCGTTACCTCGGCACATTCACGTCCGCAGAGCTTGCGCATGTAGCGTACTGCTACGCTGCCGCTGAAGTACAGGGCGAGTTCGCTTGCTTTGGTGCGCAAGAGTAAGTTCACCCCTTCACCCCCGGCTCGGCGCCCGACTTCTCCGTCTTTGCCGCGCCGGTGGACTTGCTCTTGTCCGCGCGATCGGTCTCGGCGCGCTCGGTGTTCTTGCTGATCTCGCCGCGGAGGTCGCCAGTCGGATCGTCGCCCGCGCCTTCGTGTTCGATGCCGGCGCGCGCAATGCGGATGGTCATGTGGTGACGCGGCTCGGCACCGCTATAATCTTCGTGCGTGCCGCTGTCGCCGACTTCGCCCTCACCCTCGAACGATATTTTCGTGCCGTGCGGCAGCGGACGCCCGAGGCCGAGCTTCTCGATGTGGTGATGCTCAAGCCGTAGCTCGATGTCGTCCTTCTCGGGTGGTGGCGCCTTGTCCTTCTCGCCACCGACGGTCATTGGCATCTTGTCGGCATCGCCACCACGCTCCTTGGCTGAACGACGCATTGATGTGAGTTTCATATCGTGGCGCCCTTCGTTACCGTGGCGGTTCCGGCCGCGACCGCATGCAGGATTTGCCGGTTACGCCGTCTCCATGCTGCGAGCATCCGCAACACTTCCCAACGATTGCATTCGCTGCCGTCGGGCTTACGCCAGCCGCGCCACCAGTTCGGATCGCTCTGCTGCTCGTTCATATCCTACCCCCCATGCGCCGGTCGTGGCGCGGATCAGCGTGCTTCCACGCCTCGTCGATCGTCATCTCGGCTGCGCTGCGGATCGGGAGCGGCACGTCGAGGTGGCGCGTCCATGGCCGCGACATGCAGGCGTAACGGGCCTCGTCCGGCGCGTGGTCCTCGGCGTCACTGTCCACGTCCTCGGCGCGATGCTCATCGTGCTGCAGCGCTGGCAGTGTCCGGATCAGGTCGCGGCATGTGTCGAATGTGTAGAGCATCGGCACGCCGTCATGGCCCATCAACCGGCCGCGCACCTGTTCCCATCCCGCAACGCGCGAGTTATCGGCACGACGGAAGATCACCTTCTCTTTCGCCATCGTCTCCGCGTGCGATGGACCGCCATCGACCTTCCAGCACGCCGGGTCGGCGACGCGGTATGAGATCGTCTCGTCACCCTCCAGCTTGCGTATACCATGGGCGATATCTGCCACGGGCAGCTTCAGCCCGACATTCGGCTCGGAGGCGCCATACCACTCCCGATAGCGGATCAGCGCCCCCGTCGGGAACAAGCGGTCGCCGACAAAGTTGCCATCCGACACGGCCCACCAGCCCATCGAGAACGGCTTCGCACTACCCCAATCGAACGAGCCGAACCGTAGCCAGTGCGGCGGAATGGCGAACGGCCGGATGACGTGCTTCCCCGTAGACCAGCAATCGAAGAACGCGCCCGCGATGACGTTCCAGTCGCCCTCAAGCCACGCCTTCACCAATTCGACAGAGCCGACGAGATATAGCCGATCGATGTAGCCAGGGTCGCGGCTCAGCAGTGCCGCGTTATCCTGCACGCGCGACGGGATGTAGATGTAGCGATGCTGGCGCCCGTTCGGCAGTTCGCGAGTGAGTATCTTCATGCCCAATGGGGCCGGATCGATGTAACGCCGCTTGATCCACTGATGCCCAGGCCCACCAGGATTGGCAGTTAGGACAAGCTGCACCGGGACACCATGCACGCTGCGGAGCGCGCCGTGTAGCCGATCAAGCGGCGCCGGATCCTCGTAGTTACCCGCCTCCTCGACCGCGGCGTCGGTCAGGTTCTGGCCCTGGTATTTCTCGGCATCGGCTAACGATTCCAGCGGACGGAAACGCAGGCGCCCACCACCAGCGAAGTTGAACGTTTTCTTGTACTCGATCCATTCAGCACCGAGCGGCAGGAATATCTCCTTTGATCGCTCGACCAGATCATCCTGCTGCGGCATTTCCTTGCGGAAGAACACGCCATTGAATCCGCGACCATAGCGCTCGGCCTTCGCGCCGTACTTGCCGAGGATGCCATCCGATTTGCCGCCACCACGCGAGCCGCCGAACAGGATGTCGCCGACTGGGCAATCGAAGAACGCCTTCTGCGGACCGGCCTGCGGCGCCCAGACGATATTGCGGCCGTCAAACGGCATCGGATTTGTCGGTGGCGTACTTCTGCGCCCACTGCTCCTGGGTCAGCGGTTCGCCCGAGATCACGCGCTGCACGAGCTCGCCGGAGTGCTCAGTGGGTTGGACCGGCTTGCCCCATCCTCGGTCAAGCAACACGCTTGCTGCCGACACGCGCGCCGCTGCTGGAAATTTGCCGCCTTTCGCAATTCCGATTAGCGTTTGAATGGCGGATGCAGTATGCTCCCTCGCGAGCCTCTGGACCTCCTCCACGCCTTTCGGGCGTCCGCCGGGGTTTCCAGACACCCCAGGCGCGAACGGTCTGCCAGCACCTCTCTTGATCGGCTCAGCGACACTGTTCTCAGCCATGGCGCGCCCTACCGCCTTCCGCCATGTCCGGACAACGCCAGTCTCGCCGTTTTCACCACGAACTCGGTCCCGCAGTCCGTGACGCGGTTTGCGGCCAGCAGCAGGCCGGCCTCCACCAGCGCCTTGGCCTGCGCCAGCGTCAGGGGCGCCTCTGGGATGTCCCGCCACCTCGGACCATGGACGCTCGCCACCCCACGCCTCCGCGACGCGCAGGGGGCGCCTGGACGCGGCTGGATGGCGACCGCAGTCCATTCGTCGATCTCGACCGGTTCGGCGAGGGCGTAGGGGATCATGTTGGCCCCCCACGCTTCAGGCAGCGGCAGCCCGTGGCGCTCCGTCGGAGGATAGAAATGCTAACAACACGGCTCGCGCCGCACTCGCAGATACAGGCCCACAACGAATGCCGGGAGCGGGTGAAACCGACGCGCTCCTGCGCCGTGAGGCAGCCAAAAACTTTGCCGGTCAAATCGACCAAAGCGCGCCCCATCGGGCGCGATCCAGCCCTACGGCCCAGCGTCTTGCCGCGCGAAGCCGTGCCTATCTGCCCGGCGCGCTCGCTCCTCCAACAGCCGCAACTCTTGACTTTCGCAGCCACCAGATCACTGGAGCGATTAAGGCATTCAGCGCCGCATTTACAGACACAAAGCCAAAGCGCTCGGCCTTGCGCGTCGCTGCCAGCTCGTCTCGCGACGGCGAGCCGGCCAAAGGTTCGGCCGCAGAGATCGAGTGCCGGCGCGCTCATCCCACCACCGCAGCGATCAGCCGCTCCGCCTGCGCCGGGGTCACAGCACCACCTCCGGCGCGGGGTGTGGCGGGGTCATGCGGTCCTCCTGCGTACCAACGCGAGCTGCTCCGGCGTCAGATGCGCGGACTTCGGCGGCGGCTTGGCAACGGCCTCGATCTGCTCGGCGGCGTCCCGCACTGGCCGGCGTCCCGGCGGATACGCTGTCGGTTTCAGCGCCTTGCGGACGAGGGAGATAACCGATGCCGACGCGTCAGGACCGATGATGTCGGTGCGGGACGGCTCCGGTTCGCTTCCCGCGCGGGACAGAGACTCTTCCTCAGAAAGGTTTAAATCTTTCTTGATTTCCTCTCCTCTCCTCTCCTGTCCTGTCCTGTCCTCTCCTGTCAACGGTGGTAGAACGTCTCTGTGACGCGGACTGTCGTTGTTGTCCCCGTCACTTGGGGGGTGGAAACGTCCGTCTGGTCCGCGTGACGGACTAGGGTTGTCCCCGTCTCCGTCCCGTCCCTTGTCGCGCCATTTCCGCTTCCGTTGACGGTCTCTGACCCGTCGCTCGTATGCCTCCATCGCCCATTCGCAGAGGGCCTTGTGGTATAGGCGTCCGTCGCTACACAGCACGAAGCCGCGCAGCACGGCGTCACGCATCTTGCGCCATGTCTTTACGTCGCGGCCGAGATCAGCAAGGCGTGCCAGCTTCGCGTCGTCGTCCGGTAGCGAGCCAGCCGGGCACTGGTTCCATGCCTCCCACCACAGCTTGACGGCGCACTTGAACTCCTCGCCATCCGTCTGCTCGTAGAGATCGGAACGGAACAGCCGGTGCCCGAACAGCGGCATGAAGTCATAGCCGCGGAGATCGCATTCAGGCGGCGTCAGCGGGGCGGGTAAATCGCTCATGGTCCGGCCTCGGTTTGTTGGCTGGACGTTGTATCTACACGCGCGCCCGCGCCGGTTGAATAGTCGGTATCCTTGGGTAACGGGGGACTTCGGAAAAAAGTGACGAATTTCCGCCGCCTGACGGGTGCGTTGCTCTTAACGCCGCACACCACTGTCTCGATTCCATGCTCGGCGAGGACCCGCTTCAGGTGTTGGTCCGCCTCTGACTGGCAAATGCCGAGGTGCCTGCCGATTTCTGCACCTGTCGGCAACATGCAGCCGGGGCGCACATACGCCACGATGTTCTCGCGTATCCATGCACGATGGGCACGACCGCGCGGCCTGCTCCGCAGCTTCACGACGCCCTCACAAATCGTCCGCTGCGATCACGTGGTTGTCTGGCATCGACGCGCCGGCGTAGGGTCGCAAACTCGTCCAGGATTGAATGCCGGCACGCATAGATGTGGATCCACCAGAGCCGCAGCCCGGAACGTGATGGCCCGAAGCCGCAACGGCCGAACTCGATGATGAGCGCTGTCATGGTGCCTCTCCGTCGATCGCCGGCAGCCGCAGAAACCCCGGATCGCCAACGGTGGCGCTAAGGGCATAGGAGCCGTCCGGTTGGCGCTGGCCAGTACCACGGATTTCCCAGCCAAACACGTCGCGGAGTACGAGCTCGACCGTGTTGGGTGCGGCGCCCTTCGTCAGTGTGCCGGTATAGGTTGGATCGCTCACACGAGTACTCCAGCCGCACGAACCCGCCGAACCTGTGCCGGGGTCGGTTTCAGGGAACGGGCACGTCCCCTGGACCGAGGCCGCGATGCCCGTTCCTCTGCCTTCGCTACGGCCGCCTCTGCGCGCGCCTGATACTCGACGGCGATGTTGAGGGCATTCGGATGCAAGCTGAAACCGGCACCGAGCAGCGCCGTCATGATCCCGTGGATCGACCACGCGAAGGATCGAGCGATCTGGCAATCAGTCAGTGCGTCGTGAACCGCAATCTGAGCATCCGAAGGCTGATTGCTGCCCCACTTCAGTTCGATCCAGCAGGACCGACCGCCTTGTGCGATGTAGATATCCGGAACGCCCGGCTTTACGCCACGACCGCGAGCGCGCGCCCTGGCGTTGTCGGTCAGTTCGTTCTCGTGGTTGATGCCCGTCGTCCAATAGGGCGCCAGCATCACGCGGTCGATGAAGCGATCAGCAATGCCCTGGAAGGCGTGTTCTCGCTGGACGGTCATGCCGGCCACACAGCGGCAAGCGTGGGGAGCGGCTGGTTTGCGCGAACTGCGAGCCGATGGCTGCGCATCCGTCGCCGCTCAGCAGCAGTGAACCGCCGCCGCTTCTTCGGCTGAAGCATCCCCAACGCCTTCGCGGCACGCTTCTTTGGCTGTCCGGTGTGGATGCCGTGCAGGATCGCAATGGCCAGCGCGCCGCAGCAGTGTCCTAGTTCGGCGCGGAGTTGATTGCAGGAGAAACAGCATGGCCGGATGTTGGTGACATCGGGACCGCCGATGTGCTCCATGCGACGAATGAACGGTCCAAGCCGCGTCAGAATGTGATCGCGCGTGCGGAAATTCGCGGTTCCGTCGCGATCCTCATTCAGCCCGTCGCCACAATAGGCGCATACAAGCCTGTTCATCTGGCGCGCCGGCACGCGGAGGAGGTATGGCGTCGTCACGCCCCCGCCGCCTCCTGCACAGCGGCCCAGATCCGATCCCGTTCAGCCGCGATCTGATCGGCCTCTGCGTCGGTCAGCGCCCCGTGGCACGCGATGCCGAACGCCCCGACATCGGCGCGTGTTACCGACGCGATATCCCGCCACGCCTTCCCGCAGGCGCAGATGCGGCCCGCTGACGTGTCGGCGAATGTGTGGCCTGCGATCTGGATCACGGCAGCCATCCGTATTCCGTCCGACCGCCGCGCGATCGCGTATCCCAGACAACCCAGCAGAACGCGACCGAACCACCTTTAGCCTCGATCGCCGTGCCACCCGGCGGCATGCTGATCCGGCTCGCAAACTGCCAAATCTGAACTGGTGGATGCGGCGTGTAGAGCCTCGCAAGCCTGCCCTGGCCCTCGGTGAAGGCGGAACGCACCAACACTGCAACCTTGCGTGTCGCCAGCCTCAGCGCATGCAGAACAAACTGCTCCGCCACATTGTAGGGCGGATTGCTGATGATGTTGTCTACCGGCTCGGCAATGTCGAAGAAATCGAGGATCGGAAACGCACCATTGGCGCGGTCAACAAGATCAGACCCATGCGCCTCAATGCCGCGCGCAAGGCAGCGCTGTACGATGTTGCCGCCGCCGCATGCTGGATCGAGAACCTCGCCGATGAACTGCTCAGCATCCAGCAACGCATCAACCGCGCGGGGCGGTTCGCAGTACCAGTCATGGGCCGCGCGTTCGTAGCCAGAGGCGCGCGCATGGCCTTTGCTTGAACGGCCGATCGTTTGGAAGTTGAGAACGGCTTCGCTCATACCGCCTCACAACCCGTCAGCAGCACATCGCAGGAGACGCCTAGCGCCTGAGCCAGTGGAGCAAGCCTGTCGATGCGGGGATGGCAGAAGCCGCGCTCCCAGTTCGAGACCAGGCGCTCATCGCTCGCACCGGCACGCTTCGCGACTTGCGCCTGCGTCAGCCGAGCCTCCATCCGCAACCTGCGGACCCGCGCGCCGAAGGGTTCGGGGGTCATGGTGCTGTTGTCCTTTCGCGAGGGACTGGCGCGTGACCAAGCTTTCTCCAAACCTCGGTCCACAGAACGTCCACGGATCGCGCCGCGCCCTTGTCGCCGCGCCAGACAGGCAACGCGAACCCAGCAGCTATCGCTTCCCTCGCGAGCAGTCGCCCTTGCTCATAAGCAATCTGCTCACTCTTGTTCATGCGATCGTAATCATTCGACCACGCTTGGCCGTTCTGCGCGTGCACCCAGCCGCAATGAAACTGACGCCGCCAGTCTGACGGCGCGCTTTCAATGGTCACGCTCTTAAACGGCACGTTGCCCATCAGTGACGGCCGCGGCCCGTCGCAGACTCACCAAGCGGTGAACTGGCAAAATCACCGAGCGCCGCCATGATCGCCTCGGCCTCATCTTCTGCCGCCTCGCGCGCGGCGCGTTGCTCGCCGTCCTCCATCTCGCGTTACACAACGATGCGAATGGACTTCTTTGAGTAACCGGCCGATTTGGCCTCATCGTAAATCGCCCGAATGTCGGCGCCGAGACCTTTCTTCTCCTCTTCGAGACGAACGATCCGATCAACAACTGAGCGCAGGCGCTTCTTCTCGTCTGACGCTTCCAGGCTCGGCTTCTCCGGCTTTGGTGCGGGAGACGTAGCGCTGGCGCCGGATGCGATAGCCTTATGCATCCCGGCCATGATCTCATCAGATGTCGGTACGTTACTCATCCCTACCCCCTCTGCGACCACCACGGCCGCGCGCTGTCGTTAGTTAATGCGCGAGCGCGCGTGCTGGTGCCTCACAACGTCTGTCCCGGATAATCAGTGCGCCAATCCGATGGCCGCTCGATGCGCAGGTTTTCGACGTGGCTCTTTGAGGGTCTGGAGGTCCACGTAGAGACGCCAAAATCGACCTGGATACCGGCCGCGTGCGCTTCATCGATCGCCGCATTGAACGCCGCAGTCGCTTCCCGCACTCGTCGCGCCAGTTCGCTGTCATTGAACTTAGCAACCGTCGGCTGTGTGGCTGTCTCCCCCATCACCCCGCCCCTTCCCTGTCTGTCGCTTCCATCACCACCCCAACCGCGCGATCTCTGACCCGAGCCACCACCAGAACGCGACGCACCCCAGCGGCCCCAGCGTCCACACCGCGACACGCACCCAGTCGATGCGGGGACGCTTCCCGATCAGCCGATCGGCGCGGTGCATGGCTGAGCGCGTCTCCACGTTCAACGCGATGCGATAGAGCTGTGCTGTGATCATGCGGCACGTCTTTGCGGCGGTGCGCCGCCACGCAATGTCCATTCCCCGGCCCCGTTCCATAGGCTTAGTTGTCTGTGCTTGATTTCCAGCAGATCGGCCTCAGCATCCCACCGATCCGCGCGTTCGCGCAGATGATCTGCGATGCGGCGCAAGATGCGGGCACCGAGGAACAGGAGGCGGCTGTATTCATCGATGCCGACATGCGGATCGCGATCGCGCTCAAAGAGACGGCGCGGACGGCGAAGCGGCATTTCCAGTTCTGGCGCGATGACTTCGAGCGCCGCGCGGGTGCCCATGCCGGTTCCGCGATGGGCCGCAACCAGATGGCGGATCACCTCAATCGCGGATTCGGCATAGTCTTTGGGCAACTTTGGCGAATACTTTCTCACGTTCCTTGCTCCATGCTGCTTAGGCGAAGGAGGTCCGGAGCTATGGAAGGAGCTGCAAAAAACCCCGCCGGCGTATCCTCTTGCATTGGCAACGCCGGCGGGGAAGGTTGGGGAGGAACGTCACAGCGAAATCCGATCGCCACGGACACGCCATCGCTGGCGCATTCATGCGACTCAGGGCAGAGAGCCGCGCATAGGTTGGGGGGGAAGTGGTTCGGACAATCAGGCATCGGCCATCACTCGCTGAATGCCAGCGGGCACGTGCTCAATCGGCATCAAGCCCGCGCCGTCGAACCGCTGCCATTTGCGCCGGATACCGACGACAAGCCGCCACAATCCGTAAGCGAGAGACCGATATTCGCTGACATGCTCGCGGATGTCCTGTTGGATCGCGCCGCCGCCAACCATGTAGCCGCCGCAGTTCTCGATGAGCCAAACTGCCGCGATCTCACAATGCGGGCAGCGATAGAACGTCATAGCGTTGCCCTCGTACACCATGAACTCGTAGCAATAGCGCTCGCCAACATTGATGGTACGGCCGCACTCCTCACAGACACGTGGCTTCCGTGTGGCGTGGTGGCTCTTGCGCGAAACCGTTGGCGGATCGGCGCCGTCCCACATGCACATTATCGGTGGCCCTCCACCAACTCCATCTGCCGCGCCGCTGCGTGCGTCATGCCGGCGGCTCCGGTACGGGCATCCAATGCGTTGGCTTGCCATCCGAAAGAAAGTCCGGCTCATCCAAGCCGGGCCAGCCCCAGCCCTCTACGTCCTCCGTGCGACCGTTCCGGTAGTAGCGCGTATGCTTGATCCAACGCATGTCGCATTCTCGGGTGGCGCCCCATTGGGGATCATCAACCCAAAGGTCGATTACGGTGCCATCCTTCGGCGCAGTCTCGATTGGTTGCCACGCGCTCACGTGAGCGCCCTCCGCGCCAGACACATGGAACACAGATCCCGCCCCCGCCACATGCCGATGCACTCGGCGCCGCACCCGCAGCGGAACACGCGCCACCGATCGACATCCGCAGCCGCAACAGGCGTCGGGTCAGGACGCCGGGCCAAGCGCTTGCACCGCTCCCACGCCAACACAGCAACGACACTGCGCTCAGGGGCAGCCGCAGCGCCGCGGGCGGCGCGGGAGTGGATGAGGGAGAGGGGGGTCACGGACGAAGCTCGCGGCTCTTGTGCCACGCATCAACGAAGCCGAGGGGATACATGCCACCAAGCATTGGCCGGGGCTGCAGGGGTCGGTCGACCACCAGCAGAGGCGTGCGGTTCGTGCGGTGTATCAGCCTCAGCCTGCGCGGCGAACTCGATCCAGCGACGCTGCGACGTTTGACCACGACATTGCCGGCGCGAACATCTTGCTTGCCAGCGCGACGTTGGATTGCTGCCAGAGCCTTCCCGAGAGACTGATAGGTCGCGACGTGCTCAAAGCCGATGTAGGCATCGAACAGCGGGCGTCCGCCGGGCTTGCGGTGGGACATCAGGCGGCCTCTGCCGCCTTAATCGGCATGCGTTCGATGTCGTAGGCGGTGAAGCGGTGGCCTTTCGTGGCAAGCAACTCGACGATGCGGTGCCAGTACCGGGACGGGATGCCGCGCGTGGACCAATGCACGGTGGTGGGGATCGGCCGGTAAATGCCCAGCTCCCGCGCGAGAATTGCGGGACCGCCGAGGGCGCCGATTATGTCGCGGTGCGTTTGCGGGGCTTGCTCCATAGCCACGACAATAGGCCATCCCGGCATATGCCGCAAGGGCAAAATGTCCTTTGCCCAGAACTGCTACCGTACGGCAGCGTACGCAGCATGCCAAAGACAGCAAAAGCCGAGCTTTTGGACGCCAGCGCCACCGAGCGCATGCACCAGACCGGCCAGCGGATACGGGCCATCCGGCAACTCAGCGGCCTCAATCAAGGCGATCTGGCCGCAGTGTGTGGCGCGGGCCAGTCGCAGTGGAGCCGGTGGGAACGCGGAACGCGCCCCGCCGATGTGGAGGCTATGCTTCGCTTTGCGCGACGGGCGAAAACGTCGCTGGATCTGATCTATCGGGGGATGCCGGTTGGCACGCACCCGGCACTGTTGCGACTGCTGCGGCTGAAGGTTCCTCACCTGCTGGTGCCCGACCCCACAGACACGGATCGAGACATGGACACGGCCCTGGCTTCATACAGAGATGCCATCCGTCTGGATGACGGGGCGGAGTAGCTAGGCGCCTCATCGCGGCGATCTTTGATCGAGAGTAATAGGCCAACCCGTCAAAATATGCCTTGACGGCAAATGCCATAGTGGCATATTCTCGCCTCCAGATCGCTGGAGGTCGACGTGTCCGCCCATTCCATTCCCCTATCGTGTGAGGATTTCGCGGCAGATCGCGCTACCGTGAGGCCACAACTTACGCGCGAACCGCCTCCGAACTGTCAAACAATAACGCGGTATATCCCCGGTAACGTTTCATCAATCGAGGTGCGAAATGAAACCGCCCCGCAAGGAACGTCCGCTCAGCTTCAATCAGGTTGTGAACTGTCTGGATCGCTCGGAAGTGCTGGTGACGCACGCCTATCAGTCGCCGAGCCTGTCGGCGGACGTGGCGGATGTGCTGCTCCGCGCGCTGCGGGAGATGCGGCGGGTGCTGGCACGAGCGGGGCGTCGGCCGGAGCATCTGAGACCGCGCTAACCCCGCTGGCTTCCCCCGGACGAGCCGAGGAAGCGGAGGCGGTAGGGCGCATCCACATCACGGAACACAACGCGCCGGCATTTCACCTGACCGACGATGAAGTGGTGGCCTTCCGGCCGCACGGACGCGGCGCGGTAACCATCACGCGGTCGCTTGCATATGCGAGCGGAACCGATGCGGGCAATCGCAGCATGCGTGATGCAGGCCGCACCAAGTGGAACGATGACGACTACAATACTGCCGCTGAAATCAGTGCCAAATGGATGGTATTCGGCGGCTTTCTTCCACCCGAATGCTACGCGCAACTAGTCGGACGCGAGTTCCCTTACATACGCGGAAACGACGGTTCGTGGATCAAGCGGAGGCCCGCATGACCGCCCCAACCCAATCCGCGCGAGCCGCCGGTTATGCTGCGGTGGTGGGGTGGCTGTGATGGGCGCGAACGAACGCCTGTGCGTTGATTGCCGGTGGATGCACGCTGATGGGCACCGGGCGACTAATGCGAAGTGCATGCACCCAAGCGCCCTGAAAACGGCTGAGTATCTAGTGGCTGGAGAAGATGGCCCAGACAACCATTACTACTGCGCGACTTGGCGTGGGGGCTTGGGCCGGTGTGGTGCGCAAGGGAAGAACTGGCAGGGCGCCTATATAGACGCCACTGTTGTTAGCGATGCCCCGTTGGCATTGCCCGCGCCGTCTCCCGCGAAACCCGTAAGCATCTTCGCCGCTGTGCGGGCTTGGGCGCAACGGTCATGAGCGATCGCAACCCCACCACCTGCCCCCGATGCGGTCAAGAAATGGAATCGCCCGACCGTTGCTCGCCGCAGTGCGAAGCAATCGCGGCTGAGGACGAGCGCGAGGAGCGGGCGGCTAACGGACAGTTTGGAGTTGGGGCATGAACGCAAAACGCACGCCGGTGCCGCAGCCAAAATACGATCTCGCTGCCATCAAAGCGGCAGTCCCCGAATGGGCAACCAAACTTGCCGAGATGATGGTGAACGATGCCTTTCGCATGTATGAGGAAGCGGGCATCTCTTTTGAGGACGCACTCCCCACCGTAGCGGCCGTATATGAGTTGAAAAACGGTCTCTGCATCAAAGTGTTGCTTGGCTTTGAAATGCCAGACGATGAGGACTCCCGCTAATGCCCACCGACGCAGAACTGATCGCGCTCGCGAGGCGGGTGGGGGTTGAATCGCAGGAGCTGGAGGAACTTGACCAGCTTCTGGATGCCGCGCCGCGAGACCGAGAATATCGGCAAATGCAAGTCGCAAAGCGGCTCGAGCTGACAACGGCACTCGCCGATCTGCGGCGGATGTTTGAGGTAGATGAATGGCAGGACGTTGCGACAGCACCCACGGATGGAACGGAATTTCTTGCAGCTCTGACCAGCGGTTGGGTGGTCATCGCATCGGCGACGCAGCACATGACAAAGGGTAGATATCAATGGTGGCGCTCCGGCATCACTAGCTTGCCATACGAGCCATCGCATCCAGCAGATACCGATTGGAGCGCGACGAACACCGTTCGCATCACCTGTTGGCGTCCGATACCGACGTTGCCCGCCAAAGCAGAAGGCGCGCGCTAATGCTCGCCACCCTGGACCCCGTAGAGCGCATGCAAGCCGCCGAGCGCGAGATGCTGCCGCTGCTGCCTGATGCCGCGGCAACCTCGATCGACCGCCAGATCATCCGCGACGGCATCGCGTTGGGGATCGTGCCGAGCGTCCTGCGGACGCGGCCCGACATGCCGGCTGACATCGACATCCGCTGGCTCCGGTTCCGTGCCGCATGCGCGCGGGCCGAGATGCGGCTGTATCCGGAGATGACGGCGTATCTGCGCGCGGTTGCGAATGGCGCGGATGCGGAGGCGACGGCGCGGGAAAAGGCTTACACGCCGTAACGCGCCAGGACGACGCTCGCCGGGTCCGCGCGATGTATCTGCTGAGTGGCATTGGGAATGGAGTGATCAGATGAACGACGTAAACGAAGCCTCAATGGAAACGATGGCGCCATTGCTGGACGCGATCACCAGCACGCAATCAACTGCGTTGGCAGTGATCCCGCCGTCGTCATTGCCAACGATCCTGGCCGCTGATGAAAACGACATTCTTGGTACGCTGGCGAAGAAGATCGCGGCGCACAAGCCCGACATCTCAACCCCAAAAGGACGGCGCGAAATCGCATCACTCGCGGCTGAGGTTGCGTCGTCCAAAATGGATCTGATCCGGCTCGGGAAAAGCCTTACCGAAAGCTGGCGCAAATCCACCAAGGCCGTGAACGAGGAATGCAATCTGATCGAGGAGCGCATGGACGCGCTCAAGGTTCAGGTGCGCCAACCGCTCACCGACTTTGAGAACGCGGAGAAGGCGCGCATTGCTGGACATGAGGCCGCGCTCGCCGAAATCACCGGCTGGGCGACTGTCGATCCGGCATGGACTTCCGTACAGATTGCTGCCCGCATCACCGAATTAGGCGCGCATCCGCATCGCGAACGCGACTGGCAGGAGTTCCGCCAGCGGGCGCAGGATGCCGCAGCCGCAGCGTTCAATGCGCTGAAGGTCGCGCGCATGGAACTGGCCGAACGCGAAGCGCAAGCCGCTGAGGATGCGCGACTGGCGGCAGAGGAAGCCGAGCGGCAACGCGCGGAGGCGGCGAGACTACAGGCTGAGCGAGAGGCCCGTATCGCAGCGGAGGCTGCCGAGGCGGCGCGCGTTGAAGCTGAGAGGGTGGCGGCAGAGGAAGCCGCCATGATCGAGCGCCAAGCACAGGCCGAACGTGATGCCGCTGCCCGTCGCGAGCGCGAAACCGCTGAGGCATTGGCGCTTGCGGAGCGTCAGCGTCAGGAAGCCGAGGCGCGCGCCGAAACCGCTCGGATGCTGGCGCACACAGAAGCGCTGGAGGCGATTTGCGAACATCCCGGCTTTGGTGCGGCGGAGACATCGGCAGAGCTGCGGCGCCGGCTGGAATATCTGAACAACTATCCGGCGCGCGATTGGCAGGAGTATGCCGACAAGGCAGCGAAGACGTTGGCCACAGAAATCAGCCGAACGGAATCGCTACTGGCCACCGCTGAACAACGGGAGGCCAAGCAGGCTGAGGCCGCGCGGATTGAGGCCGAACGTCTGGCCGAAGCCACGCGGCAAGCTGCCGTTGAAGCCGAGCGCCGCCGTCAGGAACAGGAAGCGGCTCGCATTGCCGAAAAAACTCGCAAGCGTGAGGCGAACGTTGCGCATCGGCGGAAGATCAATCGTGAGGCAGTTGCTGCCGTTGCGCTGGCGATGAGCGAGGCGTTCGAAGGCAACCAAGAGGGCGCCGAGAAGATCGCAGTCGCCATCGTTACTGCGATCGCGAAGTCAGAAATCCCACACGTTTCCATCAGCTATTGAGGGTGCCATGAGCGAACAACTTACGTGGGGCGATCAATCGACCGCGCGGCCGTCCAGTCCCAAGGGCGCCACCTATCACCCCGACCTGATCCAGGGCTCGGATGAATGGCGTGCCGTTCGGTGCGGGCTACTGACGGCGAGCGAGATGAAACTGATCATCACGCCGACGCTGAAGATCGCCAGCAACGACAAGGAACGCGCGCACCTGTATGAGCTTCTGGCGCAACGGATCACGAAGTTTGTCGAGCCTGCCTATGTCAGCGACGACATGCTGCGCGGCCAGGAGGACGAGATCATGGCCCGCGCGCTCTACCACGAACACTATCATCCGGTGGAGGGCGTCGGCTTTGTCACCAACGACAAGTGGGGCTTTCTGCTCGGCTACTCGCCGGATGGATTGGTTGGCGCGAATGGCCTGATCGAGTGCAAGTCACGCCGGCAGAAATTCCAGGTCGAAACGATGATCGAGTGCGTGCCGACGCATGAAGTGCCAACCGATTACCTGATCCAGCATCAGACCGGATTGCTGGTCGCGGATGACCGGGAATGGATCGACTTCATCAGCTACAGCGGCGGCTGGCCGATGATCATTATCCGCGTCCATCCCGACCACGAAGTGCAGGACGCCATCGTGAATGCGGCCGGTGCTTTCGAGCGCCGACTGGCCGAGAAGCACGAGAAATACAAGGCGACCGCATCGGCAATGGCGTTCTTGCCGACAGAGCGGCGCGTTGAGGAGGAGATTGTACTTTGACCATCATTCGCGTGATCGACTTTGAGACTACAGGGATCGAGCCGCCTGATGCAGAGGTGTGCGAAGTCGGTCTATGCGATTTCGTTCTGGAGGACCGGCGCATCGAGGAATACAGATCGTGGCTTTGCGGCGTCAAAGCGATGCCGGTAGAGGTTCGCGCCGTGCATCACATATCGTTGGCAGAATGCGCCGCTCAACCACCCTTCGACCCAAAGACGTTGTTCGATGACGAACTAGCTGCGGCATGCGCGCATAACGCGTCGTTCGAGACAAAGTTCTACCAATCAGCACTACCAATGATTTGCACCTATAAGGCTGCGCTGCGAATCTGGCCCGACGCGCCTAGTCACAGCAATGGTGCGTTGCGCTATTGGCTGGAGGATCAAGGCAAGATCACGCCGGTTCACGAGCTGACACAACCCGCACATCGGGCCGGACCCGACGCCTATACGACGGCGCACATTCTCATGGCCCTGTTTGATGCGGGAGCAACCGGCAAGGACATGGTGAAATGGACCAAGGAGCCGGCACTTCTGCCCCGCTGTCCGATTGGTAAATTCAAAGGACTCAAATGGTCCGAAGTTGAAGGCGGCTTTCTTGGCTGGATGCTTCGGCAACCGACGATGGAGGCAGATCTACGATGGAACGCAGAGCAGGAAATAGCGCGCCGCGCAGGAGGAACTCATGACTGACCTAAGCCTGACTATAGCGCCAAAATCGGATCAGTTGAATGCTGATGATCTGATCGCCGGGCCGATGACTATCCACATCACCAAGGTGTCGGCTAACCCGGAATCGGCCGAACAACCTATTTCCATCTTTTTCGACGGCGACAACGGGAAACCGTACAAACCGTGCAAGAGCATGCGCCGCGTATTGGTGCAGGTTTGGGGGAAGGATGGCACCGCTTATCCGGGGCGTTCCATGGTCGTTTACCGCGACCCAAAGGTGCAGTTCGGCGGCCTAGCTGTTGGTGGTATCCGCATCAGTCATATGTCGCACATCGAGCAGGATGTGACGATGGCACTGACAGCGACGCGCGCCAGTCGCAAGCCGTTCACAGTGAAGCCGTTGGCGGCGTCAAAGAAGTCAGAGGCGCCGAAGAAAGCTGAGACATCGAAAAAGACTCTGACACAATGGTTCGCCGACCTTGAAGCGGAGTTCCTCGAAGTCAGCGCCGACGATACCGCGGTGCGGGCCATCATCGAACGCGAGGAGACGCGACGCGCGCTTGGCACGCTGAAGAATGGCGCGCTGGAAAAGCTGCACGCACTCATCAAGACGTACAAGCCGGATTGGGTTGCGTCAGCAGACCCGCCCATCGAAAACGCACCAGAGAACGCCGCCCCTGCCGACGATATATTCCCCGGCGATCTGCCGTCGCGAGCGGCGTAGGAGGGGGTGACGAGCATGACATCTGAGACTAAGGTTCGCGGCGCCGGTCGCTGTCCGAAGTGTGGATCACGACGAGTCAAAGAGTTAACATTGCCGCCGACCGGCTTCTATGCGGAAAAGCTGGAAGCCTGCGCAAACTGCAAGGCTTTCTGGGAGCCATTCGATCCCGCGCAATTACTTGACACAGACGCGCCGACGACGAGCAGCTTCAAGGAACCGTGCGACAACTGCGCTTTCCGTCCCGGTAGTCCTGAGCAGAAGGACGCGGCGAAGTGGAAGGAGCTTATGGCCAGCCTCAAGGCCAATGGTCGCTTCTATTGCCACAAAGGCGTCCCGATCGTTCCTGGCAGCAAGCACGGCTTTGCCTACCCAGAAAAGGCCGTCAGCAAAGAACTATGCCCCGGCACAATGTTTGAGGACGTGAAAAAACTCCGCATGTGTCGCGGTTGGCTGATGATGTGGGGCGAGCGCGCGGATAAGGGGATCGCAAATGCAGAATCCGACGCCTGACACCAGGCTCCGCGCGCTGGCGGAGGCGCAGAAGCCAGATTCCCGGATTTGCACCTGTCATCCCAGCGAAGCGCCCGTGCCGTGTCAGCACAAGTATGCTTTTACGGAGTGCCTAATTGCATCACTCCTCGACCGCGCAGAGCGGGCCGAGGCTGAGGTGGCGCGCAAGGATACCGCATTGCGCAACGCTGAGCATTTCCTAGCCGCCGAGCTTCAGCATCGCATCGACTCGTTCACGCTCGCTGGCGATATATCGACGCTGGACGAGATGGATGCCGGCCTTGTAGCGGAGGTGACGAACTGCCTGGATGTGGTTCGCGCAGCCATCCGCAAGGGCGACGCGCCATGAGCAGCGCAACTCGCGTAGCCATACCAGAAGATATCGAGCACGACCCCGAATTTAAGCGGCAGCGCCGGATCGCGCGGTATTTGTTGGGGATCGCGTTGAACCGCCTTCCGCGCGAACGGCCTGAGCCGAGACTGTTTGAGCGCACACAGCCGCCGACGCGCGCTGAACTTATCGAGGTCGCTCTGCGAGAGGGACTGGTCGAATACACGCCTTGGCACCACGCGCCCTGTTGTCCGTCGAACGATTGGGAGCACCAGATGCTGCCAGAAGGCCCGTGTAACTGCGGCGCCGAGCGTAATAAAATACGACTGAGGAATCGCTGATGACCCCTCCCCTCCCCTCCCTCGCGCATCGCGTCGAGACCGAGCCGCCGAGCTGGGAGATGGCGGCGACGTGATGAGCGACATTCCCCGGACCATTCGCTGCGAGATGTGCGAAGGCGACGGCTACGAGATGGTACATCGGCCGGACTTCTATGACCCGTGCTACATGCACAAAACGCGGAATCCTTGCCCGGCCTGCGACGGCGACGGTTACATCGAGATCGAGGATGAATCGGTCGAGATGGAAGACTTTGATGAGGAGGAGCACCTGTGATCCATATTCGCGTTGACAATGAGGAACTGAACAGCAAGCGGCGGTTTGCTTGTGGAATCGGTCCAGAGTTGCCTGCTGGAGATGTCTATTTCTTTGAAAGCGAAGCGGCGGCGGATCGAGCTGACTGTCCTGGCTGTAATCCCATTGGACCTCGAAAGTTTGTAACGCCAATAAGTCAACTATCTGGACGCCCAGGCCATCCTGGATACGAAGAGTTTTGCCGCATTGCACGGTCTTGGGGATACGACTGATGGACAATCAAAAGCAACTCGGAGAAGCAATCCGCGACAAACTGGTGCGGTTTGCTAACGAGAAAGATGGTGGTCCCGTCCATAAAGTTGTCGCCGTTGACCGCGACGGCATGGTCGAACTGAATGACATGGGCGGTTGGTTCGGGCCGCATCTGTTTGCGATCGCTGATGATATAGGTGGCATTCCACCGTCCGTGCCGCCTGATCTCGTCCACCTTGAAGGCGAGGACATCGTGATCCGTATCACGCCAGCCGCGCTGCGGTTCGCATCGGAAAACGGCGTGCTGGCGTCATTCAGCAAACTGAAGAACGATTTCCGCAAGGTTAGCGTATTCGACATAGTTGCGTGGCGAAAAGAAGTTCTCACCGCGCTCCAGCGTGAGGCGGAAAACGGCGATACGCCGGTCCATCTTATGCTGGACGACGCCCTGCAATGGGCCGTTGAGCAAGGACCGGAAGGCATCAGTATCGAAGGCATTTTGCCATGAGCCACAAGATTGGCATCGATTCTACCTGCTATGATTTAGCCCGGCACTTCCTAACCGATAGAGACTTCGACTGCGAGCAGCTTCGTGGTGACGAACAGATTGCTGCCGATCTTACGTCACTATCAGAGGCAATACAGATCGCTATCGAAGACTGGTTTGCCGCCAATGAAGCCCGCACAGCCGCAGCGCTGCGGGCGAAGGATGCGGAGGTCGGCGAGCGATGAGAAGCTATCCGTTGGATGAGGATTGCGTAACGGGAATGGATGTGCCGACAGAGCCGTGGACGGCGGAGGATGTTGCGTTCTGGACTGGCACCGCACGCTATCAGCCATGGAAAGATATCGCGGCGTTCTTTAGGGGCGTCGCGCGGGCGAAGGATGCGGAGAAGGCGTGATGGGGGAGAAAACCGGCATCGAATGGACGGATCATACCTGGAATCCATGGCTGGGCTGTACCGAGGTCAGCCCGGCGTGCGACTTCTGCTACGCGCGAACGATGATGCAGGATAGGTATAAGCGCGTGACGTGGGGCGCGGGCGAGGATCGCAAACGCACGTCACCGGCCAACTGGCGCGAACCTCTACGCTGGCAGGCGAAAGCCGCAGCGCGCGGGTCTATCGAGACGGTGTTCACGCTCTCGCTCGGTGACATTTGGGACAACGAGGTCGATCCGATCTGGCGCCGCGATGCATTCGCCGTGATGGAGGCAACGCCGAACCTGATCTACCTGCTGCTGTCGAAGCGCATCGGCAATGCCGAACGGATGTGTGATGTCATGCGTGGCGAGCGATGCCTGCCACCGAACGCTGCGCTCGGTAGCACGATGATCAATCAGCCGGAATGGGACCGCGATTTCCTCAAGCTGAAATGGGCAAAGGAAAGGCTGGGCGCGCGGGTCAGTTTCGTCAGCATCGAACCTATGCAGGGGCCTATCAACATGCGCGACGATCGGCCCGATTGGGTCATCGTCGGCGGCGAGAGTGGACCGAACGCGCGGCCGATGCATCCTGATTGGGCACGGTCGATCAGGGATCAGTGCGCGGCTGCTGGCATACCGCTGTTCTTTAAGCAGTGGGGGGAATGGGAACCACACCGCGTCCAGCCCGGCGGCGATCTCGGCGGCGATGTGCGAGCCGATCGCGTGCGGTGCGTGCATCCATCGGGTCGCGATTGTGTGCAGATATTAGTAGACACACACGGCGCCCGGCAGACCGAGAAAGGCTCTCGCTACATGCGCCGCGTCGGCAAGAAAGCCGCTGGCGCCATGCTGGACGGCCGCGAGTGGCGCCAGTTCCCCGCCCCGCGCCAGCCGACCGATGGCTGAGCGGGCCGCAGTTCTGTCGCGCCCAAGCCTGCTACCGGCTGGCGTTGTGCCGCGCGGCCTGTGTCGCGAGGCGGCGGCGGAATACATCGGCGTCGGCACCACGAAATTCGATGAGCTGATCGCCGAGGGGCTGATGCCGCGGCCCAAGCACATCGGGGCCCGGAGGGTATGGGATAGTCGCGCACTGGACGCCGCGTTCGAGGCGTTGCCTACTGAGGCGGAAAAGAACGAGTGGGACTAGATGTGACCCTCCTCTCCCTGCGCTATATCCACCGATTCTATGACCGCCACGGCAAGCTGCGGTTCTATTTCCGGCGGAAAGGCCAGAAGGTGCGGCTACCCGGCGCACCCGGCTCCCGCGAGTTCATGGAGGCATACCAGGCCGCGCTGAATAAGGCCCCGAAGCCGAAACAGCGATCGGACGCCGTTCCGGGCACGATGAAGGCGCTCGCCATATCGTGGAAGGCATCGGCCAGGTTCCGCAACACGTCCCCGGCCACACAGCGGGTCTATGGCCGCATCGTGGATGCGCTGATAGCCACGCACGGCGACAAGCGGGTGAGCGCACTGGAGCGGCGCCACATCGCCCGCATGGTGGATGCCAAGGCCGCAACGCCTGCCGCCGCCAACCGGCTCAGATCCGTGCTGCACCTGATGATGAAGCACGCCATGCGCGAGCAGCTACGCGCCGACGATCCGACGCTGCCCATTGAGCGCGTGCAGTACCACAAGAAGGGATTCCCGACCTGGACCGAGGAGGACATCGCCGCATTCGAGACACGATGGCCGCTCGGCACCCGCGAATATCTGGCGTTCGCACTGCTGCTGTACACGGCGCAACGGCGGTCGGATGTAATCCGCATGGGGCCGAAGGATGTCAAGGACAACGCAATCTTGGTCACGCCGCAGAAAACGGAGAGGCTGGACGAGCCGGTCAAGCTGTTGATCCCGATGCACCCAGAACTGGCTGCGGCGATCAAGGCGTGCGAGCTGAGCGGTACTTCGACGTTTCTCGTGACAAGGCTCGGCCAGCCGTTCGCATCCGGTAACGCGTTCTATAACTGGTTCATCGAATGCGTCCGCGCAGCCGGCGTATCGAAGTCGCCGCACGGTCTCCGCAAGGCTGCGGCGCGGCGTGTGGCGGAGGACGGTGGCACGGTGCACCACATCAAGTCGCTGACCGGCCACAAGACGCTATCGGAAATCCAGCGCTATACCGAGGGCGTCCAGCAGGAGAGCATGGCGCGGGCGGCTGTGGACATGATGAGAGGCGCGAGGAAGAAGTGATGTACCGCCGAGACAAGATACGCGAACCCAGCTACTTTGATCTGCAATCCCAGGTGCAGGATTTGACGCGCAAACTGCGTGAGGCAGACGATCTTAATGAGTCTAGGAAGCTGATCGACCTCGGGTTTTACAGTGGCGTCGTGTTCGCGGCGGATTGCTTGAAAAAGGCGAGCGCTCCATCCGAATGGGTGTCAGTCGTGGAAAGCGAATGCGAGCGCGCGATGGCAGCAATAGCCGGCGCGCCCCATGCTCGATCGGCTACCGCTGGCGAACAGGAATGGCAATCATGGATGATTGAGCTGGAGATGCAGCGGTGGGCTGAAGATGCCATCGCAGCATGAGGTGGCTAACCATCCCCAAAGGTTAGCCACTTTCGACCGCATTATCCTAGCAACATCAACGCCTTAACGCGGGACGGTGGTGGAGCTGAGGGTTCCAGCACAATCGCGCCCCGCCAGTGGGTTAGCGGTGGCTAACCGGCACCAGCACGCCGCCGGGTTTCGGGGCGTTCGGGAGGGTGTGGCTAACCTCCCCAAAGACATGCCGCAACGCCCAGCCGTGCGTTTCCGCCTGCGTGTTTGCGCGCTCGATGTCGGCAGCCAGCCAACCGCGCGGCAGGATGATGTCTGGGGGCGTCGTCTGGGATTTTAGATCAGCCACGAACGTTCTCCCGATCGCCGCTGACTGGCGGCCGTAGATTGATCAGAATGAATGCGTCGTGTTCATCGACAACCGACAAATCTCCGCGCTCGCGTCTGATGATCCAGTCACCGGGTGTCGCATTCAGCAAACCGCGCGCGGTCTTCACGTCCCATTGGGCATAATCCGTGCTACCTCGTGTATGCGGCGCAACATCGCCATTTTTCATGGCGTCCTTGAGCCAGTCAGGAACGACCGAAAATGGACAGCCATCCCAACTGGTTCCATTGAAGTCGGCCGCTGTTACCTGAACTGCGATCTCTGCGCGGTCGGTCCCAGCGGCGTTGTGCTCGCCGTACTTCGGCCCGCGCGGTGCGCGGTAAGCCCCAGTCTGTGCACCTTCACTCATCGCCGCTCTCCTTCCCGATCCGCGGTCGCCGGCCGAGTTCCTGATACAGCGTCTTGACCGACAACCCGACTTCCTCCGCTACCTGTTCAGTGGACAGACGCCGCTTGCGCCGATCCCGCCACAGTGGCCGAGCTACCTTGACCTTGCGTGCGGTGTCAGCCCGGCGCCTCTCCGCTGCCACCTCGACGCCGATCAGCCTACCGCCCGTCGTGCGCGCCAGCATCTTCGCCCGCTGCCAGTCCGTGATAGCTGCCCCGACCACTTCGGCAGTCGCATGGGCCGGGATGGTGAACCGGCTGTCCTGCGCCATGATAGCGGCATTGCGGCCAGCAGCGGCCAGGATGACCTTCACCAGATCGCTCTCGGTCACGGCTATGACAAGTAGCGTTGCCACGTAGATCGTCTCGCTGCGCCGCCCGGAGGGGCGTAGCAGGGCGGCTCGTTCCACCAGCCACTCCGGCCGCACCCGGCCCGCTGCCCGCGCCCTGTCGGCTGGCAGGGCGTCACGGAACGAGGCGTCCGCGTCCCACAGCTCGCCAAGCTCTTTGATTTGCCGTTCGACCGACCAAGCCCATACTCCGTTCCTGACGTAGCAGCGTGCCAATTTCTTTTTTCCACAAGTCTGTTGACGTGTGCTACCACTGGATGGTAAGACTGTCAATCAGAGTTGTTGAATATGGAACCCCGGAGAGGACTGAGATGTTCACGCTGAAAGCTTTTGTCGAATTCGCGCTCGGCTGGTCGGCTATGGGGTTGGGCTTGCTGCTCGTGCTTGATGCCATTTGGCAAAAGCACTGATTCCAACGAACCGCTAAACCCCGGAGTGCATGATGACCCATAGAGCAAGTTGTCCAAGGCCGTGGGAAGCTCGCCGGCAGGGCGAGAGAGACTTCAATCGTTTCGTGCCGTCGTGGGAGAATCCATATCAGCGCAAGCCGTTTGAATGGGATCACTGCCGCGAAGCCGAACGCGCGTGGGAGGATGGACGGCGACAAGCCGAAGCGCGTGCGCAGGAAGAACGCCAAGCGGAACTACGGCAGCAACAACGTGCAGCCGAGCAGCGTCGGCAGGAACAGGCGCGCATGGAGGAATATTGGGCTGAAGAACAGAGGCGTCGTGACGAAGAGGCTGCTTGGGAGCAGCAGATGGAGGAAGAGCAAGCGTTTTGGGAAGAGCAGGATTTCTTGCTCGACATCACCGAAACAGTCTGAAGCGTAGCAGACCGGCGGAGCGCACGATGGCATACGACTACATTCGCCGCACCTACGGCGTTGATCCGAAGATCGGGCAGAGGATCACGATGGACGGAAGGCTAGGCACGATCATTCGACCGCAAGGCGATCCGCAATACCTCAATGTCCGGTTCGATGGACAGAAGCATACTGTTCCAGTCCATCCGACTTGGCGTGTCGATTACGCGGCAACGACAGCCGCGTAGCAAACCCCCGTGAGCACCACAATGGAAACTGGCGAACGACTGGTATGTGAGGTGTGCGGCTGCGAATATCCAGACCCCTATGTCGTGCCAGATCAGTGTCCGTATTGCGATGCTTACACGACAGACCTAAACCCCGGAAACAAAAAAGGCCCCTGGGGCGCGATCCCAAGGGCCATGTGGAGTGTGTGATGACACGTCGGGCCGATCCGCAGGAAATCCGTGCACGCGAATTAGCGCTGGCGGCTGGCGTCGATCCCGATAGCCGCATCCCAAAGCCGGGTAGCGAGCGCGGGATGCCGGCGTGGTGCGATTACCGCGATGCGGCGCGCGCCGAACAGAACGCACGCGAGCAGATTGAAGCCGCAGCACAGATCGCCAATCTGCGCCCGCAGGAGCCGCAATATCAGAGCTCGCCGCTGACGATCTTTGGCGAGCATGATGAGGCGACGGTTGCCCAGATGCGGAACTGCATGTCAGTCGGCAATGCGGTTGCTGGGGTGATCTGTGCGGATGGGCATCTTGGCTACGCACAGCCAGTTGGCGGCGTGATCGCTTACGAGAAGCAGATCAGCATTTCCGGCGTGGGGTTCGATATCGGCTGCGGCAATATGGCCGTTCGGCTGGATACGCAATACAGTGCAGTGAAGGACACAATACCGCTCGTGCTGGAGGACATTCGCCGCGTCATTTCATTCGGGGTCGGCCGCACCAATGCAGATCGCGTCGAGCATGAACTATTCGACGATGGCGATGCATGGCGCGAAGCCGATATGGGCGAGTACCGACAGAAGGCGGTCGCCCAACTTGGCACCGTGGGATCAGGCAACCACTACGTGGACCTGATGCGTGACGAAGAAGGCTTCGTCTGGATCGGCGTGCACTTCGGCTCGCGCGGCCTCGGTCACAAAAGCGCCACACGTTACTTGAAGGCGGCCGGAGGCAAGGATGGTATGAACGTGCCGCCTGCCATCGTGGATGAGGACAGCGAGATCGGACGCCGGTACATCGCTGCCATGCAGCTCGCGGGCCGATACTCGTATGCGGGCCGTGAGTGGGTGATCGAACGCGTGCGCCAGATCATCGGCGGGAGCGTCACTGACATGGTTCACAACCACCACAACTATGCGTGGCGCGAGACGCACAACGGCGTTGATTTGTGGGTGGTTCGCAAGGGCGCGACGCCAGCCTTTCCCGGCCAGCGCGGCTTCGTCGGCGGCTCAATGGGTGACGATGCGGTGATCTTGGAGGGCGTGGACTGCCCAGAGGCGAAGGCCGCACTCTACTCGACGGTCCATGGCGCAGGGCGACTATTTGGCCGAAAGGAAGCCAAGCGCCGATTCACGAAGCCCGAGATGGATGCGTGGTTGCAGCGCCGTGGCGTGCTGCTGGCAGGAGGCGATCTGGACGAAAGCCCGATGGCATACCGCCGGTTGCCTGACGTGCTGGCGCATCACACAGCATTGGTGAAGGTACTGCACACGCTGCATCCGTTCGCCGTCGCGATGGCGGGTGACGGTGAGTTCGATCCGTGGAAGGATTGATGGTCTGGGCGGCTGGATTTGAACCAGCGGCCTGCGGATTCCAAGTCCGCCACTCTACCAAACTGAGCTACGCCCAGACAGAAGCAACGCCAAGGCGGCGTTACGGTCGAGCGCGTGCGGGTCGCTCAGTGAACATGCGGACGATATAGCGAGACCGATCCCGTGGCGCAACTGGATAGCGTGCCAGATTCCGAATCTGGAGGTTGCGGGTTCGAGTCCCGCCCGGCCCGCAGCATCACTCCACCCGCTCCCCGCTCTCCTTCTTGAGAGTATCGCCAACTGGCGTGGTGGCGCGGTTCAGGAGCGCCGCGATGATCCTCTGCCATAGCGGAACCGGCGGCGCGGGAGGCGGTTGGTCGCTCACTGTCGATCTCCGTTGAACGCCCAGCCGATAGCCTTCGGTGCCACGGGCGCAGGCGGCGTGGTCGTCGGTTGCCGCTTCTGCTGGATCAGAGCCACCACGGCGTCAGTGCCTCCGATCAGCTTGTCCCCGATGGTGCCAGCGATCGAGACAGCAACCATCAACGGCACATGGCACCCGCCTAGGATCAGGCAGGCGCCCAGCAGCAGCGCGGCGCGGGTCACTCTATCGTCCCGTCGGCAGAACCGATCTGCATGGCCTTAGGCGCGAATGGCTGATCCTTCGAATCGGCACCCAGCCACGCGTAGCCTTCGCCGATTGCGAGCGCTTGCGCAATCAGCCATGCGGCCTGCCGCGCATCATCGGGCGCGAACGACGCGGAGAACCGATGATCCACCACGAGCGCAATCTTGTCGCCATCGTGGAAGCCGGTGAGGCGAGGAATAACGCGCCCCTCCACTTGAACACGCCGCTCCTGGAACGGCCCGACCAGCAGATCGGGCTGCGAAGGAGGCGCGGGGAACTGCGCAATTTCGGCAGCCATCGTCATACCGCCGCAGGCAGCGCAGTCGTCGGCACCGGCACCACGGGCACATTCGCTGGCACAGCAGCGGCGGGCAGCGGACCAGGGACCAGGCCGATCGCGGCGCAGGTATCGGCAACCGTCGTTGCCGCGGCGTTGGTGACGCTCACCGGCAACCCTGCGGCATTGGCCGCAATCTCCAGGCCGTCCAGCGCGAGCTGTCCGGGCACACTGCCGATCTTCCCGCAGACCAACGCGCCCTTCTGCAGCGCGGCCGCAACCGTGGTGCTGTTCTGCGCCGCGACGGTGGCGAGCGAGCCAGCGGCGGTCTCCAGGCCTTGCTGTGTGGCCGGAGCGCCGATCTGGGTCAGGTTGTCGGAGCAGGCGGAGAGGGCGAGTGCGGTGCCGAGCAACAGCACCATAAGCACGCCCGGCGGTGCGTTCGCTGGTCCCGGCACCGGAGTTGCCATCGGCAGCGCATTCGCCGTCTTGCCGTAGTTCGCCACGAGCCAGTTCAGCACCGTGTAGATCATCGGCCACGCGCCGGTTGCCTTGGCTGCTGGCGCCGGTATCCAGCCCCACGCCATCAGATGACCGACCACGAACGCGACCAAGCCAACAACGGCGATGATGCTCGCCGCGTAATGGCCGAGGCCGAGCATGGTCAGGATGGTGAGAGCATCGGCCGGCGTCGGAGCGACAACGCCCGCAAGCTCGGCGAGCGCGGGAACTGGCGCCAGCGAGAGGACGAGCAATAGCAGTATCACAGAGTACTTCAGCAGGTTCATCATGTCGGGGTTCCTTGATCGAGTTGGGTCTGCTCCACGGCCATCAGGGCATCAGCGGACTCGTCTGGGTTCGGCACGTTCGGGAAGCCGCCCACTGGCGCGGGGCCAGCAGCGAGTGCGGCGCGCGCAGCAGTGCACAGCACGCCACGTCGGGAGAGATTGGTGAGGCCACCATTGATGCGCTGGGTGACGCCCTCGATGTCCCAGGCATCGGACATCGCCAGCAGTTGGCCACGAGTGAGCCAGTACCAGCACGCCGCCTCCACGGCCCCATGCGGCGACTGCGCGAAGATCCATGCTGCGGCCGGTGCCAGATGCACGGAGGCGCCGAAGTCCGTCCAGAACTGGCGGCCGGTGCCCTGGATTATACCGGCCCCTCTGTACGTCCAGCCGTCGCCGCTTTCCGGCGGTCCATTCCCCATGCGGTTGGCGTAGACGTAGTTCGCGATCAGGTCGGGTTGGTGCGCGTAACGCTCGGCATCGGGCATCCCCGGCGTTGGTGCGAAGTGCGACGGCCATTCCGCGCGTAGCCCATCGGCGGAGTAGTTCAGGTTCTCGATCAGCACTGAGAAGCCGCCGGACTCTTCGGCGCACTGGCCAAGGAACATCGCGGCGCGGTTCGGTGTTGCGAGGCCGCTCGAGCGCATCGGCGCTTCCAGTGCAGGCAACCACACCGTTGCATCAGCGCCAGGCGCGACCGACGCGAAGGCTTGCGGGAGATTGGCGAGGCAGTCGGTCACTTCACCATCCCCAGCAGCGTCGCAATGTGCGGCCACGCGCTCGGCGCCTGCATTGCGATCGAGATCAGGCCCAACGCGATGATGATCCGGTATCGGCCCGCGCACTTCTCCTCGTGCACGTCCATCCGCCGTTCGTTCTCGCCCGATCTTGTCTCGACGGTCCCAAGCCGTGAGCGGAGGTCCATCGCCTCGCCCTCGTTGATCGCGCCGGGCGTCATGTTAGGCTCGTCTTACTCATCAGCGGTCACTCCACTGGTGGGCTGTCCCGCAAGGGACGGGGAGAGGGATCGCTGCGGTGACACGCGGCGGTCCCTCGCTGGATTGGCGATTCATCGGTCGTCAGTGCAGCTCAACGGCCATCTCAGGCCCCGCTATTGCCCGTCGGGGGCCGTATCCGAAGATGCCGCGATGTGGTAGGCCAGTCTCGGGATTTGGGATTAGGGCGTCAGACTTGGGAGGCCGACTTGCAATTATTGGACACAACGAATGGCACGGCCTGACATCTTATCGGTCATTCGTTCAGCGATGCCGAAGGCGTCCAGAGATACCCCCTGGACCACGAACCGGGATATCGGCGGTCGAAACGACGCATGTCGCGCTTGCGAGGAAGCTTTCGGAATCACCCTATCTTCCTCGGCCATTGATACGCCGCCCACGGTTGGCGACTTCATTGATATCGTCGCCGCAAATATCGACGTGAAGTAAATCAGTGCGTTGTCACTTCACGATCAGCGTTGACAGCAAGCCGTTCAGGATTGTTGCTGCGAGGCTGTTGCCGCCAGCAGTAAGATGGTGAGCGGAATCCTGCTGCTCGAACCACGGCAAGTTCCATGGCCCGCTTGCGGCGTTAAAGATCGAATACTTCTGAGGATCGAATACGTAGTCGCATACCGATGGCGTCGCGCGCATCCATGCCGCGATGGCCTGAATGTTTTGGTTTATGGTGAGCGTCGCATTCCTAACCGTGTCGGTGTCGCAAATGACTTTTGCGCTGACGCCGTGGGCGGTCCCGGCCAGGGAAGTATAGCTCGCCTCCACCTGCGCCACGGTCTGGCCGCCGCCAAGGTCATTGTAGCCGCCTTCAATCAGCAGGAATTTATTGCTGTCATAGGCATTGAGCGTCGGCACCACGACATTACTCAGGACAGAGCTCCCGACAAAGACGCTGATGGCGGCGCCGGCCAAGGCGGTATCGACAAAAGAAATGTCCGGCCTGCCGAGCATCGATGCGGCTTGGCGCAAAAGCGTCTGCTGATATGGGTACCCCCAATCCTCCATGTGGCTATCACCGACAGCGACAATCACACCTTCTCGTTGGGGGGGCGCCTTAAAGGTTGCGGCGACCGAAGCCTGTAGCGCTGACTGTTGCGCCCCAGTTAAGGCCCACGGCACAAGGATAACCAGTGACTCATCCATCGGGAAACTTGCGGTGCTATTCCAAACTTCACCAAGCGCGCCACCAGAAAACGTCGAGGAACTTCCTGCCGCTCCAGTGGAAACAGTATTCCCGACATAGAAGGTTGTTGCTGATGCGCCTGACGTGCAGAGGTAGAATGTTGCCTCGTCGGGCGCCCCAGACCCGTTGATCTTATTGCTTGAGTTGTTCTGGCACTGCATGCCGTTGGGGCTGACATCGAGATAGATCAATGGCGTAGAACTCTGCGCCCCAATGTGGATCAGGCTCACAAATTGGAAGTTGTCAGAGGGCACCCCGGCAAGCGTTGCGATTGTGCTGTTGTTCCCTGCTAGGGATACCCCCGCCGGCAACGCCAGAAACGTCGCAGATGTAGGATCCCAGGAGCTGGTCGCTCGGCCATCGAACATGATGGAACGCGAATTTCCGTGTAAACGACCGGGAAAAATAACTGGTCGGTTCGCGGCGGTGCTTTGCGTGGCGTCGTTGCTGCCGCCCCCCTGGTCATACCATTTCGCGACGCGAGGATTAACGCCCGCCGAATAGACTGAATACTGAGCGATGGGCACGCCGCCAGAGGTAAATCCATCTAGCGTTGCCACATCCAGAGAGCCATCCGACAGAAACCCTATGTCAGACGCTTCGCCGGTATCGCTACGAACGACATTGAGGGCCTTCCCCGCATAGCATCGCGTTAGAAGCCGCATGCCGTAACCTGTTGGCTTCAGCAACGTCAGATTGAACGTGGCGCCCGACCCGCTGCCGCTCGTTTGAAGTTGCGCAACGGGGTTTGATGGGGCGCACGCGAACATATTGGGCGTCGTGATCGAGACACCAGACGCCTGAATCACTCCACCAGATGCATTGGTGACGGTTAGAACCACACCGCCAGTAAGCGTGATCGTATCACCGTTTACGTAACTCGTGCCGCCGGCCTGAATAGCTGCGGCCGATACAAAGAGACCTATCGAGTCGAGCGGCAGCACCGCACTCTGCACTTGCTGCCAGAGCGCATAGCCGGCGGTCGCATCTTGTGATTGGAGCGTGAGGCCGTTGGCCTGCCAGCTCGCACCGGCGGGAAGTGGGATCGTGCTGTCGTCTGACCCGTACGGAGGTCGGGTACCACCGTTGACGGGCGCAAGGCCGTTGATGACGGCGCCCCCTGATAGATTGACTGGTCTGGTGCAGTTGGAGGGAGGGCATCCCGGCGCCGAACTCGGCTGCGCAACAGCAACAACCGGCCAAAGCAGCGCGAGAAGCGCGAGCAACCTTACCATTGGGCAACCGCCGTCGCAGTCGTATCAGCGATCACCGTCGGGGATGTGTTAGTCCCACCAAGATTGAACCCATACGCCTGCCCCGGTGACAGCGGGATTCCGGCCGCCGCTGTGCAGGCCCCACCGAACGGACAGACATACAGGTTGCCCGCGCTGTTGATCGAGTTGCTGACGTACAGCGTCCCGTTCAGCGGCATGTGCCATGCCAGACTATTCGGCCCCACAGTCAGCGTGGAAAGCGCCACCGATGATGTCGATACGGACAGCGTGCCGAAGCCGTTCGTTGCCGTCGGCATCGCGGTCGGTCCGGTCTGCCCCAGCGCAACGGCTGGCAGCAGAACAAAAGCAAGCAACCAGCGCTTCATCGGCACCTCACCATGACAGGACGACATAAGGATCGCTGTTCGCGCTCGTGGTTATGTTCACGGCGTCGGTCAGCACGAACGGCCCCTGGTTGCAGGGGAAGGTGTCCTTCACCCCGCCGAGCGCCGTGATCTGATAGGATTTCGCCTCCGTCGCATTCGCCAGCGTGCCCATGTAGACGAACATCACATGCGAGGACTGGTTCTGGATCAGGCAGCCATGCCGCCCCGTGCTCGCGGCCAAAGCGGTCTGGAACGTGCCGCCCGTCGTGATCGTGCCCGCGGCCTGGGTCGTGGTCGCTGACCACCACGGGTAATAAAGCACTTGGGCTTTGGCGCCCGGCGCGTATAGGATGGCGGCCAGGAGGACAGCAATGCGCGCAGCATGGCCGGAGAAAGTCGCAGTCGCGATCATGGCCCTGGAGGTGTGTGCCTTC